TGATAGGCATCAAGGCAGACTTTAGCCATCAATGTTTTAGGGTCTATGCGCCCTTCTTCGTAATCTTTAGCAAGTAATTTAATGAGTTGGATGTCCATGTTCTACTCCTATTCGGGACGTTGATTATCTAAAGCCTCGCCAACTGCGCGGTTCATGTCTTTGACAATCTCTACGCAACGAGCGTGTTCTTTTCGAGCATACTCTACAGCCACATACAACTCTATATTATGGGCAAATTGCAAAATATCAATCTCGTCTGCAAGCAGAGCGTCTTTGCGTGGCCTATCGCTTTGAAAAAAGATTTGTTTTACTGTTTCTTCGTTTAGCATTTTTACTCCTTATTTGTGTGAATTTTTAAGTTGCCAGAATTGTAATAGGTGTAGGAACATCTCCCAACCACGGTCAAGGTCTTCTGCACTCCACTCACGCACGACGATAAGGTCAGGTACGTTACGAGAGACAAAAATATTGGCACAACGGGCTTTGGGTATGCCTAAACCGACTCGATAAGCTGAGAGTTGCATTAGATGCTCGTCGTATCCATCAACCTTTGAGGGGTCGGTAAACTCCTTGGTTTTGATGTCAACAACAACGCCTTCTCCAACGCCTTCTCCGTCCCTAAAAAATAAATCGCACTTACCGCCAAAACCGAGGTCATGTGCGAAAGAACGCTCGGACACCCACTTGTGATAGCCAAAGTGTTGGGTGATTGCTTGGTCGCAAGCGTTAACACTTTCTTGGTGTTTGCCTGTCGATTTGTTTTCATAGAAGCCTTGAATAGATGCATGGATGTCAGTTCCCGCGTCCGCCGCAGAACGACCCTGTTCTTTTGAGTCGTTGATTATTCGGTCGATGTACTCTTTTTCAGGTTCGTCTGGGCGTCGGGGAAGGGTTAACGCGGCAAGTAATACCTGTTGCTGAAGCCAATTGGTCAGCGCAGGCTTTGCCGCGACGTTTAGCACTGTCGTTACTGACGGTACTAAGTTCATTGTTCGTGCGTCTCTAAGGGTCGTGTTACGAGGTGAACCGTCCTTCTTAGATGGCACAGTGTATTGCGGTACACCGTCACGAGTGTACCAATGATTCGATTCGCTTGCGCGTACCGCTGGGGTTGTTATGGTCATATCACTCCTATTTGAATTTGTTAAGTTGCTGTTGATTCAAAGCGTATCCTATACCGTGGCCTAAATTTGTTTTGTTGGTTTCTGTAAATAATTTTTCTTTAGATGCCCAACCAATAATTTCTCCGCCAAAGTCATCAACAATTACCAAAACGTATCTATCGCATTGAGACTCTATTTTTTTTAAAGTAGCAAGCAATCGACCGTCTTTGTGCCTTGTTGTTTTGACATCAATGGTTTTGCCGTTATGTCCTACGAGGTCAGCCCCACCTTTTCTAATCCCAACCGTTAAGTCTGGACAAAGGTTCAAAAACTTCGCCGCGCAAAACTCTCCAACCATTCCATCAATGTCAATTGCCCAAGTGTCTTGATTGCCCATCTGTTGGTCTTTGACTTTGTGCATTGCTGTTGAGCGACGCATTACGCCAAGGTTCCTACAAATGAGCAATTCTGCTTCGCTTAGGTCAATTCGATTAGGCATCAGAAAGGGATGTCGTCGTCCATATCATTAATGCTACCTGTAGACGCTTTAACGGGCGCTGAAGCGCTTGAGTTGCCTCGTGCCTGCCACTCTGGCGACTTTTGGATTTTCTCTCGTAAGCCGTTGCTAAAGCTGTCAAACAATACCATGTCAGGCTCATCAATTGAAAACATCTTCAAATCGTTGTGACCATCTGGCATACCTGTTTTTTTAATGGCTGGAGGTACAGACAAAATTGCCGCTATGTTGGTGTACTCTTTCCCGTTGGCTCCCATAGCCTTGATGACTGAAATCATCGCCCAAGCACCAAGCACGTTCTTGAGTTCAAAGCCACGCAATTCCTCAGCAGTAAACTCACGTCCACGCCATGTTTGCAAGTCTTTGCGTAGGGTAGCCATCTCACCCAATGAGAGCGTAAAGTTCTTACTGATAGACATTGGCTCGCCTTTGGCTGTGACTATGGGGTTACCACTGTCGTCTTCGCCATGCACTTCAAATTGCACCATTACTTTGGGTAAGTGTTTTACTGTACCAAGGTAAGATGATTCTTGGGTTCCCAAGTCAATGACTCGATAGCACCGTGCAAGGTGCATTCCCTGTGGTACTGGTGTAAATTCTCCACCGCCGCCACCGCTTTCTTTCGCTATTAAAGCCATCATTCGCTCCTATTTAAGGTTAAAGTTTCTAAAACTACTGTAGGTCTCTTGGACAATCCGCACTCGTAGCGGATGATGTTCCAGTCCTCCTGTGTTGCAACACCTGTCTCGGCTCTTTCGAGCGCTTCCTCAAGTATTTGTTGCCTCTCCAACATCAATTGATGCATTTCATATTCTCTGTCCATAAGTTCGCTTTCAAGTTAAACAGGTTGTAGTGTATCATGTTTAATCTCATGTTGCACAATTATTTTTTCTAGTGTAATATCCAATTAACCATGAAAGGGATAAGATGACACTTCAAGAGTTTTTTAAAGATAAACCAAGGGGAACAAAGATTGCGATGGCTCGTAAATTGGGCGTTAGCAAGACATGGTTTTCATTGGTGGTAACAGGGCGAAAACTACCTAGCCCCGAACTAGCACGCGACATTGAGTTGCTTACAGGTAGGAAAGTGAAGAGGGCAGATTTACGACCCGATATTTTTGGAAAGACAGCGCGATGATATGGTATAAATTTCACATTGGTGACTATCTCACCCACACGGTACATCTATCAGATGCAGAGGATTTGGCTTATCGTCGTCTGATGGATTTGTACTACATGAGCGAGAAAGAAATCCCACTCGATACCGAATCGGTTGCGAGAAAAATACGTCTAGATTTGGACATAACCGAATCGGTTTTGAATGAGTTCTTTGAAAAGACCGAAACAGGGTATTTTAACAATCGTTGCCATGTTGAAGTTACTAAATATCAACATCAAGTTGAGAATAATCGACAGCTTGGAAAGCGTGGTGGCAGGCCATCAAAAACCGAGTCGGTTATCGAATCGAAAGCGAATCATAACCCTAACAGAAACAGAAACAGAAATATAAAAACCATATCGTCGCAAGCGACATCATCACGATTTGAGGAGTTTTGGAACAATTGGCCTACCTCAAAACGAAAGGTCGCTAAAAACGCTTGTAAGGCAAAATGGGAGCGTCAAGCATTAGACCCCTTAACTGAAAAAATAAACGCCGTGGTGACCCTTCTAAAGGTCTCAGAACAGTGGATTTCTGGCTTTGAACCTTCACCTTTGACGTTTATTAATCAGAAGCGTTGGGAAGACGGCTCAACAACCGATTCGGTTTCGATTGGCAGGAGGGTGATATGACACCAGTCGAGCGTATGTTGGGTATGTTGACTAAGGTCAAAGGTCGCAATGGTTCTTGGACTGCTTGTTGTCCTGCGCATAACGACAAGGGGCCATCACTTGCCATTCGTGAAAATGAAGACGGTCGTATTCTGATTCACTGCTTTGCGGGTTGTGAGACGTTAAGTGTCGTGCAGGCTTTGGGTATGGATTTATCAGACCTATTTCCGCCTGACGACAAGCGTAGTGAATATCCCGTTGATGGCAAGAAGAGTCTCAAGCCTGCGTTCTACGCAAGTGACTTGCTAAGAATTATTTCTTTTGAATGCTTAATTGTGTCGATTTGTGCTTACGACATGAGTGTTGGTAAAAATATTCAAGAGGGTGATAGGGAGCGCCTCAAGGTTGCTCATCAACGAATACAGGAGGCAATGAACTATGCAAACCTCTGAAATACAAAAACGTGCGCAGGAATTAGACGAGGCTCGTCGTATTCGTATCGTGCGACCTAACGAAATAGATTTTGAGAAGTATCTCAAAGCCCATGACGTAGCACAAAAGGTCAAGGGTGCTAGTGAATTCTTAGATGAGATTGAAGCTGAGTTAGCCAGCCCAGTGGTAGAGGCGTCACAGACAATGCCTTGGCCAAAGACCCATGCAGGGTTTCGATTTCGTGCAGGTGAGGTAACGCTATACGCTGGTGGTAACGGTGGCGGTAAGTCAATGGTTACAGGCCAGATTGCTATGGGTTTGATTAAGCAAAATCAGCGCGTAATGATTGCCTCGTTCGAGATGAAGCCTAAGCGTACATTGTTTCGTATGCTTCGCCAATTTGCTGGTGAGAACATTGACTTCCCGCGTTACGCTGACAAGCACAAGTACCTATCTGCATTGATTAAGCGTATGCGAAATTTTGCTCACGCGAACCTATGGCTATATGACCAACAGGGAACTGTGACTGCACAGCAGGTCATTGCTGTATCACGTTACAGCGCAATCGAGTTAGATGTACAGCATATTTTTATTGACTCATTGATGAAGTGCGTATCTGGCGAGGATGATTACAACGCACAGAAAGCATTTGTTGATGAGTTGACATCATTGGCGCGTGACCACAATGTCCATGTGCATTTGATTCACCATATTCGTAAGTTGGCAAGTGAAGAGATTAAGCCAAATAAAAATGACATTAAAGGCTCAGGCTCAATCAGTGACCAAGTGGATAACGTCTTGATGGTATGGCGTAACAAGAAAAAAGAACACGATGCGCAGAATGGTTCTGTTGACCCAATGATTCCAGATGCCTACCTCATGTGCGAGAAGCAACGTAACGGCGAGTCAGAGGATTGGTATTCGCTTTGGTATCTCAAAGACAGTCAGCAGTTTGTTGAGAACAATGATTCTGTGCCAATGTCGTTTGACAATGGAGGCGCATTTTGACTGGCCTTATTTCGGGAAAGCGAGTTTGGAACGAGGGCGAGGGCGACGATGAATACAGGCATCGTTGTCTTGTTCGAGGAATTATTAAGATGCGAGTAAAAGACCGTCAAGAAGCGCACGTTTGGCTTTTTGGTGGAATGGGTAAAGATGGCAAGTATTTTAAAGGGTGGAATGCATTGCACCCTGATTCACGATTAATAGAGGACATAAAAGACCAATGGTCTAAGGGTAATCGTGGCAGTGATGGGGAATGGAAATGAACGACATGAAACAAGGGTTCTTGTTTGATTTTCCTGAAGTTCAAAAAAAGACATATAGGGCAATACGCCATGATGTTGTTCGGGAAAAGCAATCAGAAAATTCTATAGAGGTTCACCATCCTAATCAGAAAACTAAACAAATAGAATTTGTTATGAACAATTTAAATGTCCAACATGGACACGACATTCTTGAACTGTTTGCTGGCAGAGGTAATTTAACTAAAGTTTATGAACAATATGGAAATGTTACTGCTTGCGACCGTAAATATTTGCAAACTGGAGATAGTTTTTTGTTGTTTCATAAATTGATATATGAAAAAAGAAAATTTACTGTTATTGATATTGACCCGTATGGATTTCCAAATAGGTTTTTCCCAGATGTTTATTTATTAATAGATGACGGAATTATGTTTGCGACTATGCCAAAACCATATGTAAACATATTGAACGGTATTACGCAAACTCATTTAATTAGCTACTTTGGTGAGCCAAACCCAGACGAAAATACGATTGTTGAAAAGTTTGTTGTTTGGGGATTATGTCATTGGAGACAAGTGGAATTAATTAATTCTATGGATTGTGACAGCGTTTGGCGATTTGCTTTTAGCGTTAAAAAAGTCAAAGCAACCGATTACACGGGAGTAAGAAATAGATGAACAACCAATCAACACAAAGGAATAAAAATGATTGAACTAACACTGCCGTGGCCTCCTACGGTCAACACCTATTGGCGTAACTTTAACGGTCGAACCATTGTCAGTGCAAGGGGGCGCAGTTATCGCAAGGCTGTAGCTGACCAAGTCTTGATTCAACACGCCGCCAAGCACATTGACTACGCGGTAAAGGTAGAGATTCAATGCTTTAGGCCAGACCGTCGACGCCGCGATTTAGATAATCTTTTGAAGGCATTGCTTGACTCCATGACCTACGCTGGGGTTATGCAGGATGACGCTTTAATTGAAGACTTGCGGGTGTATTGGGCGGATGAGGTAGGGGGTATGGTAAAGATAACCATAGAGGGTATTCTATGAATTGGATTATTTCGTTGGTGGTTGTGTATTTTTTGTTTTCAGGGGAGCCGCCTTTGATTGACTTACTACATGACCGCGTTACGCATTACGTTGTTGAAAAAGAAAAGAGTCGTAAATGAAAACAGAACCAGAATTAATTGACATCTTTGCCATGTTTGCTTTGGATAGGCTAAAGCCAGTCAAGGGAATGTCAAAGATAGATGTTGCGTATGAGGCATATGAGCAGGCGCAGGCAATGATGGAGGTGCGAGAAGACTTTATTAACAAAAGGAATGAATGATGGACGCTCTTTTAAATATTCTTGGTTTAATTTTTTTGGTGACTGGAATAATAACTTGGTTGTTTGTTTGTTTTGTAACGTGGTATTACTGGCTGTGTAAGCCGAATAAGGAGAAATAAATGTTTAATACATTTGGTGAATTTTTTTGGGCATTCATGGCAATGTCTGGTTTTATGTTTTGGATTTGTATGGTAGGTTTTATTGCAATGATAATTAAACGTAATCGCGCAAAAAGAAAGGCTTACTATGAGTGAAGATAGAAATCCGCATGATGCGGTAGATTACATCCTACTCAATGGAAAGAAGTTTGCTAAAGCAAAAGCGGAGCGGCGCTATATTGAGGAGTACCGTAAATCGCTGAAGGCAATACTAATGAAGCGAAGTATGGAAAACGCCATAGGGGCGCAAGAGCGCGAAGCATACGCGCATCCTGAGTATGTGCAACTACTTGAAGGGTTGCGTGAGGCCATCGAAGTAGAAGAAAAGTTGCATTGGGATTTACTAGGCGCTCAAGCCCGTGTAGAAATCTGGCGTACTGAGCAGGCAAATAATAGAGCAGAAGGAAAGGCAACGCTATGAAAACAATTTTAATTTTAATCGTAGGTTTATTGGTTGGGTGTTCAAGCCCAAGAGTAGTTGAAGTACCAATCTACACAACTCAGAACTTGGTGATGGATAGGAATATCCAACCACTGACTCGCGGTGAGCAGATTGATGCCATCAAAGATTGCCAAGAGGTGGGTTTACGACCGCGTTTGGTGTATGGCAAGAGGTTAGTCAATGGTTATACCGCTGAGACCGTCATTGACGTTATCTGCGCCAATAGATATGCGTTTTAATAATTTTCACTGGGGCATCGTCCACGGTCTGGCTTGGGTAGTTTGCTTGGCTGATGGATGGGTGCTTCACAACCATGTATTGTTTGGTATGGCACTTTTTTTTATGTTTTATTCACTTTGGAGAATGATTATGAAGACACCAGAAGATGAGGAGTTTGAGCGTATTGCAAGGGAGCAGGAGGCCAGAGACGCTGAGGACTTGCGTAAGACTCAGCCTGTTGTATTGGGAGCCAGCATTCAATCTTTTAATGCTTGGGAGCATAGCCATCAACCAAACCAATATTCTATCGAGCGACGTGCATACCTTGCAGGGTTTGATGCAGGTCGACGTCAAGAGCGATTAAAAGAAATCAATGACTGAAAAACTATGAGAAAACAAATGCTTTGGTGCATTGCAATGTGGATTGTGTTCTGCGGGTTTCTTATTTATTTGACAGAACTTAGTCGCAAAGAGGAAGTTTATAAGCTGAACTGTGAATTATTGATGGGCGGCTGGCATCCTGACATACCAAAAGAATTTGCCAAATTTTGTGAAGAGGCTAAACGAACAATGAGGAGCGACAGATGAAAGTATTTCCAAGCACAGAACCAATTTATGGGAACGATGTAATTGGTGTTAAAGAGAATAGCGGTATGGACTTGAGGGATTACATAGCAACAAATGCAATGCAAGGGATGTTATCCAACCCTGAGTTTTTACAAGTAGTTACAAAAGAAGAAGTTAACGGAAGTGATTGTGCATCAAGAGTGGCAAAAGTATCTTATAAATATGCAGATGCCATGATGAAGGCGAGGGAGCAATGAAAGCATTTCCACAAAAATATCCAATTGATGCAAGTAACCCACATCATTGGAATCATAATCCAGTAGATACAGGCATGGATTTGCGTGATTACTTTGCTATCCACTTTGCACAGTCACAAATTAATTTAATAAAAGATGAGCAGTTTGATGCGTTAGAAACATTTAAAACATCTTACAAACTGGCTGACATTATGCTGAAGGCGAGAGAGAAATGAAAGAGAAATACACATTTGGTTGGCATGACCCAAGAAGTTTGTATGGAGAACCTAAAATGGTTGAGGAAGATAAACCTAATGTACCTTTATGGTTTAGGTTAGTCGTTAAATTATTTTATTGGGGTAAGAAATGAGTGAAGAGTCGGGTATATCTTATAACGGTGTAACTTGTACAGTTAGTACATCACCTACTGAATTTAAAGTTACCATTGGCGAAGAGTTTGAAGGGTGGATTACTAACAAAAAATTAACCATTGAAGGACTTACTGTAGGGCAACTAAACAAAGCATACCTATACGGAAGACTTGAGCGTTTTATTAACTCTGCATTAGAGAAAGCGAGTGAGAAATGAATAAAGAAATTGTAATGAATCCTGACATATTACCTACGATGGAAGAATGGCGATTAATTTGTAAGATGGTTAAGCAACAACGTGAATTAACTTATGAAGAAATATCAGATATTCGGGATAAACATTTAGCACCTAAAGATTGTAATATTTATACATTTGCAAAAGCAATCTTACAGAAAGCGAGTGAGAAATGAACCAAAATATTTTTTGTAGCAAATGCCACAGAATACCTAGTCAATGTTGTTGTAAAGCCGAAAGTAAATGACTACCAAAGCAGAGCGTAAGCACATGAAGTCTGTAGCTGAACTAGGTTGTGCTGTATGCCGCAGAATGGGTTACGCGGGAACGCCTGCGGAATTACATCATCCGAGGCGATTGGCGGGGGGCTGGGGACGTTCTGACAACATGAGTGTTATACCGCTCTGTCCTGAGCATCATCGTGGCGCTACGGGCTTGCATGGCCTCGGAACCAAAGGGTTCCCTAAACACTATGGGTACGACGAGGCTGACTTGCTTAGTGATACGCATAAATTGTTAGGTGTTGCAGATGTACAACATTAGGGTTTTCCTTAGAAAATAAATATAAAAAGATGTTGACATCGTTTAACTCGGTGTTAAACTAGCATCACTGACTAAGCAAATGTTGCAAAGCAGGTAACCAAACGAAAGCGAATTATGAAACTAAACGACATCGAATTAACTCAAGTAGATACACTCGGTAACCTATTGGCTCAAATCGCCGAATTAACAAAGCAAGCTGACGCTATCAAAGACGGCATCAAAGACAGCGCCAGCTTAGGTGGTGACAAGGTCATCGAAGGTAACCTCTTCAAGGCTACATACATTGAAAGTAATCGCTCTGTAGTTGACAACAAAGCATTGTTAGCTGAGTTGGGCGCAACAGCAGAACAGATTGCTCGACATACAAAGACTACTGCTGTGTTCAGCGTAAAAGTTACATCACGATAAATAAATAGCCCCTTCGGGGGCTAACCAAAACGAAAGCGAATCGGTTATGAAGACAATTAATTTATGGATTTACCAAGAGGACACAAACGTGTTCATGGGCGAGAGTTCTGAGTTGTGCATCAACACAAATGTTCCAGAATTAAAAGATACACCAATCGAATTTTGGGCTAACTCTTACGAGGATGTTCTTAACCAAGTCAAGACATATGCCAAGGCCAAGTTTGGCTCTGGCGTTATCAAATTATATTAATACAAAGGAATAAAATGAAAACTTATGCGTTTGTAGCTTTAAACAAAACAAGTTCATCTGAAATATTTTTAGGTGATTTTGCAAAAATGCCTACTTTAATTCAGGCCAACAAAGAATTAAAGATGCGCAAGATTGCTTCCAAAGTCATTGCAGTTTTGGAGTCTTCCCGCGATGCAGAGTTGCGCTATGAGTCTATGGCGTGGTATTTAAAACCAGTGCAGGAGGTGGCGTAATGAGAAGTCTAAAAGCAAAGTATCCAGACCTTGCGACTATGGATGGTTATGACGAGGCAATCATTGGTGTTGTAACCAGAATGGGCTTAGAAGTAATTTGCTACGACTTAGATAAGGTCATCAAGATATTAATGAAGCAAGGCATGGACGAGCAGGATGCTTGGGACTGGTATCAGTTCAACATGGTTGGCTCGTGGATAGGTGAGCAGACTCCAGTGTTCTTAGAGAGGATTACAGAATGAGCGACCATGTCATTACTAACAGCCTGAATGGCAAGTTTAAATGCGAGTTCTGCGGGACAGAAGAGGAGCCGCCCTTCATGCCTGCGCCAATCAACGTAATCATTGATGCTATGGATTACTTCATTGACACGCATAAGAAGTGTAAGAGGCCACAACCAGAGGCCGCTATGTCTGAGTACATCAAAGGGTTTAACAGCGGCTATCAGTTCGTATTGCACGAGATAGAGACGTATATCAAACAATACCCAGACAACAAGTTTGCCTTGCAGGAGTTGTTGGAACATCTTAGGATGGAGGACAAGCCTGATGCAACTTAAATCAACGGTTGAGTTGGATGACATTACGATTGAATGCGCCAAGTCGTTTGATTTTGAGTTTGATGGAAACAGTACGTTTGATGTTCCAATATTAAAAGCGCCGCCTGAATTTCAAATTGGTTTGATTGTTGGCCCGTCAGGCTCAGGCAAATCTACGTTGCTTGCTCAGTTTGGGGATGAGCGCCAAATTGATTGGGTTACAAACAAGTCTATATGCTCTCATTTCAATAGCGCAGAAGAGGCCATGACGCGATTGGGTGCAGTTGGCCTAAACTCTGTGCCTGTATGGGTCAAACCATATCATGTGCTATCAACTGGTGAGCGTTTTCGTGCAGACCTTGCGCGTCGTTTAGTTGATGGCGCGGTGATTGACGAGTTTACGTCGGTGGTTGACCGTAACGTGGCAAAGTCATGTTCTTACGCTACATCAAGGTATGTTCGTAAAGAGGGACTCAAAAACATTGTGTTCGCTACCTGCCACTATGACATTGTTGAGTGGTTACAACCAGATTGGGTGTTTGACACAACGGTTGGCGTGCTGTCAACAAGGGGGGTAGAAAGGCGACCAACTATTGAGTTGGAACTCGTACCGTCTACCGTTGGGGCATGGGCGCTATTCAGCAAGCATCACTATCTCACAGCAAACATCAATCGCTCTGCACGCTGTTGGGTTGCCAAATGGGAAAATACAGCAATTGGATTTGCCGCTGTGATACCAATGCCAAGTGGAACCCTTCAGAACGCATGGAGAGGCCATAGGACGGTAGTGTTGCCTGAGTTCCAAGGGTTGGGTATGGGTGTTCGTATCTCGGACGCTATGGGCATGATGGTGAGGGCGGAGGGTGGTAGGTATTTCAGCAAGTCTTCGTCGCCGCGTTTGGGTGAATATCGCAACAACTCGCCATTGTGGAAACCTACTAGCAAAAACCAAAAAGTACGAGGGGACTCAAAGAGTCAAAAGAAATGGACAAACCAAAATTACAGGCTGTCTCATGCAGAAAGGTTGTGTTATAGCCACGAATTTGTGGGTTAGGGAAAGTACCTAGTAAATATTTTAATAAAAGTGTTGACATTGTTTAATCTGGTGTTAAATTGTAATCACTGGAGCAATTAAGCCCCAGCTAACAGCGAAGGAAATAAAAATGGAACTAAATATCAAACACTACAGTTGTTTTTTAATCAGGTTTGGCAATGAGGGTGAAGTTGCCCAAAACTCTCGCGGTCAATTACAAAACTTGTTTGACCACTTATTTGGTCACGAGGACGAGGATAGCCTTGAGCGTTTACAAATCACTCCATGTCACTCTGATGGTAATCCATGTTATGTAAACGATGACAATTCTTTAGTCTGGTTTAACTCTGATTTAGCGGCAATCAATTAATCAAAACCGAATCAAAAGCGAATCGAAATCGAAAGGGAATCAAATGGCTTACATAGCAAAAATAGAATCAAGAGTAGCAGGCATACCTTGCCTGATTGGCGTATTTACCTTTGACAGCGTAGACGGTTGCCATAGCGCTGACAGCGACGTTGACTACTACGGGTACACCGAGTCTGATTGGGAAGTTCTAGACCGTCGTGGTCGCCCAGCAGGGTGGTTATCTAAGAAGTTGACTAGCAAAGAAACAGACCGCATTGAAACTGAAATCGTTGAATATTTTAATAATTAAGGAAAATACTATGACAAACGAAATTGAAACAATCATTTATACAGAAGACAGTGTCCGCTTATCAGTCTCCGAGTGGGACGACGGCGGTGCATGGCTCCACTTGCAGGTCAAGGGTGGCAGTTCTAGTGCAATACTTACGCGAAAAGAGGCAGAACAGCTTATGGCTGGCCTGCAAGCCATCTTGGCGAAAGAGTTGACAGCATGAACATGGGCGACCTGATGAATCAGATGGAGGCCGAACTGCTCAAGCAGTTTAAGGCCATCGACCCAGTGCAGTTGGCCGAGGAGGAGCGCCAGCGCCAGAAACAGCGCGAGTACGAAGCCAAACATACGGCCATCGAGACCGACGCAGACCGTGCCAACTCTGACGAGTACCCCGAGGAGGGTGAGGAATGAGAGAAGAAACCTTGCTTCAGAAGATTGCAATTGTTATAATGTTTATAGCGGCATTACTTTTAATGGTATGGGTTCCTGACTTTACGTTGAGTCAAGAGGACTGCACTAAGCAAAGTAGTTACGCATATGTTGATAACCTTTGTAGCCAATCGAAAACGAATTGAAAGCGAATTAAAACCGAGTCGGTTTCCTTGCCGACACAAGCATTAAGATGGCGAACCTAAAGCGAATCGTTTACACTAATGACATTCGCTCACCTACATGGGGATTACGGGTTATGCCAGAAACCATCAAGAAGCCTGCCAAGGCATCCAAACCTACTAAGGCTAGTAAGCCTACAGTCACGCCCAAAAAAGGCATGGATGGCGTGAATATAGATACTGCGCACGCTAAAACACCTAAGCCAACAGGACGCCCAACAAAGTTCAACCAACAGACAGCAGACCTCATATGCATGATGCTAAGTGAGGGAATGAGCCTAAGACAAATACTAAAGGCTGATAAGGTAGGGAAGCTACCAGCGCAGAGTACGATTTACGAGTGGTTAATACGCCACCCTCTCTTTGCGGAGCAATACGCACGCGCCCGTGAGGAGCAGGCCGACACCAACGCTGACGAAATTCTGGAGATTGCGGATGAGCATCCCCCTGAGTTTACTGATGACAAGGGTCGCACCCTTCTTGACCATACCTACATCGCTTGGCAGAAACAACGCATTGAGGCTAGAAAGTGGACAGCTATGAAGCTGAAGCCTAAGAAGTACGGTGACCGCGTAGCGCTCGAAGGCGTAGAAGGCGGAGCCGCCATCAAGACCGAGGACACTAGCGCTAACAAGTTCCTTGAGGTTATTAAGAACATGGAGATGAACAAGCGTGCTGGCTGAGTTGCTCTCAGACCCAGATGTGCAGGCGGAGTTCAACGCTCAGGCCGACCATGACCGTATTGCCCAGATTGCTCATGCTACTTGGGTAGCGAGCGCCCACCGCTACCAAATACCGCCGCCCTTGGAGTATGACTATACTATATGGATGATGCTTGCTGGTCGAGGGGCAGGGAAAACCCGTAGTGCCGCCGAGGCTCTATGGTGGTGGGCATGGACTCACCCTGAATCAAGGTGTTTAGTCCTCGCGCCCACATCGAACGATATTAAGTTCACCTGCTTCGAGGGACAGAGTGGATTACTCGCCTGCATCCCTAAAGACTTAGTGGTGGACTACAACAAGCAAGACCACCAGATTAAGTTATCCAACGGTTCTATCATTCGCGGTATCTCTGGCGACTCCTACGAGCGATTACGAGGCCCACAGTTCCACTTTGCTTGGTGCGATGAGTTAGCGGCCTTCCAATACCTTGGCTCTGGTGAGGCGTGGGATATGATGATGATGGGCTTACGTTTGGGTGACAAGCCGCGTGTCATTGTGACAACGACGCCGCGCCCGAAGGACTTGATACTCGACTTAGTAGGGCGCGAAGGTGAGGACGTGGTCATCGACCGCGCTAGTACCTACGAGAACGAGCAGAACCTAGCCTCATCCTTCAGACAGCAGTTAGAGCAGTACAAGGGTAGCAAGCTGTATCAGCAGGAGGTTATGGGGGAGATTGTTGACCTCGAAGACGGTAAGGTTGTCAGCCGCGATATGTTCAAACTGTACCCGCATGACAAACCATTCCCTAAGTTCGAGTTCATAGTCCAAAGCTATGACTGCGCCTTTAGCGATAAAGAGTACAACGACCCTACTGCTATGACAACGTGGGGCGTATTCAAGCCTATGGACGGGCCTATGTCTGTCCTTCTCATCGACTGTTGGGCTGAACACCTAACCTTCCCCTTACTCAAGCCTAAAGTGCTAGAGGAGTGGAGAGTCTCCTACGGCGAAGGGAAGGAGGCCAAACGCCCTGACCTTATCTTAGTCGAGGACAAGGCGGCGGGTATCTCCCTGATTCAAGAACTGCGAGCGGCTCACTTGCCCGTGCGAGGCTATAACCCCGGCAAAGCTGACAAGATGCAGAGGCTACAGATAACGGCATCCATCTTTGCAACTGGGCGTGTTTGGCTACCAGAGTCGAGCCAACGCAAGGGCTACGTCAAGGATTGGTGCGAAGGCTTCCTAAGCCAGATATGCTCCTTCCCAGACTCAACGCATGACGACTATGTCGATAGCGCAACACAAGCGATTCGCTTAATGAAGGACATGGGTTTCCTAGACATAAACCCTGAGCCGAGATATGATGACGATGAAGACGAATATGCTTATACCCGCAAAGAGCGGGTCAACCCTTACGCGGTGTAACTATGGCAGACGCAAAGAAACTTGTAGGTGGTCTAGGTAAGGTAAGCCAACAACTGCTTGCCCCTAGTAAGGAACTAACAGCGGCTGAACGTGCTGAAGCTGGTCGTAAGGCGGCGGCTTTGATTCAATCCCAACCCCAAGTGAAGGCTTCCGAAGCCCTCGGTCAACTTATGGAAAAGGGTTTTAAGAAGACGACCACCACGCAGGCTGACCGCACTCGTGTAGGTAAAGGCAACATAGGCGGCGCACCCTTCTCGGCTATTAGTGAGGTCGACCCTAATTACGCTGACAAGGTTTGGGGCGTGTTCGATGAGGGAACGGCTAGTCGATTGACTAACCTAACGTCACCTGATACCGCGTGGACAACGATGCTTGGCTCTGCAAACCAACTCAAGACAAACCCTATAGTGTTTGATAAGTTGAAACGTGGCTTTCTCGACTCCATGAAGCAAGGCAACCTATCTGACGAATTAGCTGGCAAGATTAACCATAACCTAGCGCTTACCTTTGGTGAGGGTGCTGACATCCGCGACCCTAAGATATGGAAGCAGGCCGATACGTTTGAGAAGCGTGCGGCTTTGGCTGACCTAATGATGGGTCTTGGTATCGCGCCCAGCAAAGGTGGTGTTGCTTTAGGTGGTGAGAAGAGCGGTAAGGGAGTTATCTTTCGCCCTAGCGACATCCTTAAGCGTGAGACTGAGCCTTACTTGCTTCATACCGAACATGGTGGTGATGTGCCTACCTTTGCGGCTGGCCCACGACTGTTTCGCTTGGATAAGGAGACCGAGTTTAGGCCAGACCTACACCCGGGTTTTCCTACCCTTATCAAAGGCAAGGACTTAGAGTACAACATGGCTCCAACGCCGACCGAGATATACCTTCCTACTTGGCACGCAGATTTTAAAAAGAACAATCCAGATAGAAAAGCGCCGGGTTACTATGACCTTGCACTTGGCGTAAAGGGTGAAGGACTGCCAAGCCAAGAACTGAACGACGAATATATCAAGCATTTATTGCGCGAGGGATTCAAAGACGGTGGCAGTGTAGACATTGACGCCGCTGATGCACGCCTAGCCGCCGCAATTGAGAAGCGTATGGCTAAGGGTGGCTCAGTAGACATCGAGGCGGCAGACGCTCGATTAGAGGCCGCTATTAATGCTCGCATGGGAATGGCTGAAGGCGGAGCAACTGGCTTCAAGAAGATTGAGTTCATGGCGGATGGCGGTAAGTTAGTCAAAGGGCTGGGCAAGATTGGCAAGAAGTTGTTGGCTGATGATGTATTGCCACAAGTAGAGCGTGAGGCTAATCTAAATAAGATGTTGTCCGAAAGCAAGGTTAAAGATAAGTTGTTTCACGGCACAACAAAAGACGTTAAGAAGTTTGACCAAAGTCAAGCAGGAAAGAAGACGGGCAATCTGACCACTGCGTTAGGTACTTTTTTAAGCGATAACCCCAAAGAGGCAAGTAGATACGCAACAGACTGGGGCGCGGAAGGCGGAAATGTAATGCCTGTCTTTGCGCAAATTAAAAACCCATATGAAATGCCTTACAGAGAGTTTGATAATTTAGCAATGGGTGCTTGGAATAGAAGAATGAAAGACCCAGACTATGACCCTAAGTCAGTAGTTAAAGTAGGCGATATGGATGCACAAAGACGTGCCGCTGAAGCCGTAAATAAACATGAGGCTGACGCATTACAAGATGTAATGAATAGGCGTGAGGAACTCATGTCACAAGGTTACGACTCCGTCATGGTAAAAATTGGCGGCAACAATGAAATAATAGTTTTTGACCCAACCAAGATAAAGTCTGCTACAGGTAATCGTGGCACTTACGACATGACTGACCCAGACATCAACAAAGCAGAAGGCGGCGGAGCCTTCAAGCGATTAGAGTTCACTGAAGAGGATAGCCCAGTACAGGTAGGACTGCACGCCAACAAGCAAGGCGATATGTCTAACTCTGGCGTTATTGCCAATCTTGACATGAAGGGCGCTGGTCGTCTAGGTGTTGGAACTAACATTAGTTCGCGGGGTAACGAGATGAACCCAGCAACAATGCTGAATTATTCCAACAACGTCGGTGACCTTGGCCTTAATGCTAACGTAATGAAACCGTCAAATGCTCGTGACGATATGCTGATGACTAACGTCATGGCATCGTATCCCGTTGGTGAAGGGCGCGTGACCGCAGGAATGCACGGCTCTCGTAGGGATGGAACGCATCAAGTCAACGCTCACTCGTTAGGCTATAACGCCCCTGTTGGTGGCGGTAACCTTAACCTGAACGTAACAAAGCCAAGACAAGGCTCTGCTATGGTTGGCGCTCAGTACCAAAGACCGTTTGCAGAAGGCGGACAGGCTGAGTTCAAGAAACTAGAGTTCATGGCTGATGGTGGCAAACTAGTTAAGGGTGCAACCAACGTAATGAAGAAGCTGTTGGCTCCCCAAGATGACGCGCTCAAGCTGGCTCAAGAACGCGCCGCTCTACCAGTATCTCAGGGCGGCCTAGGATTGCCTACCAATAACACGCCAGAGCAACGAGCCAAGGCTATGGGCTTTGATAGGGATACTTATCACGGTTCTTTTAAAGACATCAAGAAACTTGACCCAAGCATTGGTTCAACTGAATCCCATGCAGGTAAAGGTATTTACTCAACCGACTCAGCAGAAGATGCAAGTCGCAACTATGCCAGCATCTATGGTGCAGACCCGCAAGCCAGAATCGAGCGTGGCTTTGATGCGGCAAATAAATCTATGCGCAAGACGCATAGTCGAATGAGGGACGAAGTGTTAAGCCCATTGCAACAAGAAGTTATTTTAAGAAATACTATCGACGCAGACAATCTTGGCGTTGTATACCCGTTAAAAGTTCGTTCGGACAAGTCAATTCATTTGGATAAGCCAGAAGCCGATGAACTTATGGTTGGCCCATTTCAGCGTTATGACGAAGCGTCTGATTACTTTGAAGATACGCCGCATACGCCAAAGTTTAAAGAAGCATTGGAAGAATTCCACCGCCGAGGTGGAGATGCAAACCCAATCTATGAACTTGTGCAAGATTACGATACGTCATTGCCTGCAAGTGAGTTGTTCAGAGTAATAAAAAAAGTAGGTGATGAAGGTGGCTTGTACGATAATTTCCAAGGCGAACCACTTTCTGGAGGTGTAGCGGCTGGTGACTTTATGAAACACTTTGGCGTTGATGAAATTAGGCATACGCCTCAGTTTATGAATCAAGAGTTAAATATTGGAAACGAACATACCATAAGCCTTGACCCAGACAATGTGCGTTCACGCTTTGCGGCATTTGACCCATTTCGTAAGTCAGCGGCAATTGCGGCATCTATGGGTGTTGCGGCTCCTGACTTGTTAGCAAAAGAAAAAGAAAAAAAGAAGTCTGACGGCGGTAAGATTGTTGGTGGCCTTGGCAAGATAGCTAAGAAGTTATTGGAAGAGCCAAGAATCCAAACAATTGAAGCGCCTTCTATCATTATTCCTAGCAAACTCAGCAATGTAAAAGAGATGGCTCGAAAACGTGAAGGTGAGTATGGCGCAAGGCGAGTAGAACGCGCGTCTGACGAGATACCTAATTTAGAAAAGATGTATCAAGAGGATGCGCTTAGGCGTGCCTTTATTGGTGGTGACAATGCTAGAGCGTTAATGACTATGAATCCTGCGGACTTTGAAAATTATGCCGCACCTCTAGATTTAAAAACAAGTATTGGCCCTAAGATGGCAGAGTATGCCAAGCAAGGTGACATTACAAAAGATACTGTACCAACTGATGAGTTTATAAAATATCTTCGTAGCTTGCAAGATGGGTTTGAAGATATACCAATGCTTACAATAAACAAAGAAGAGTCTGGCTTGCCATTAGTACCTTTTATTACTGGACACGAAGGGCGTCATCGTAGTCGAGCCTTGGCCGAGTCAGGTCAACCTACAAGTTTAATTCAATTATATCCACGCGCTGAGTTAAGAGAGCCTTTCCCACGTCGTTCTCAAGAAGAGTATATTGACGCAATTAGAAAAGAGATGGAAATGACAGGCAATATGGTGCGACCAGAAGTATATTTGCACAATATATTGGAAAAAAATGTAAAACGCGACCCAATTAAATTGCCAGACCTATACGCAGATGGTGGCGCGGCATTTAAGACGCTCCAATTTAAAGATGCCCAACACTTTGACGGTGGCGGTATTGCCTTCCCTGAGATGACTCCTATGACGGAAGGCTCACGTCGTGAGCCACTGCTGACAGAAAAAGATTGGGAGAACATCAAGCGCAACGCTCCAGAGGTCTATGAGTGGGCAAAGCAAAACGTCAAGGACGAAGCCAGTCAACTTAAATCTGCACGAGGGGTAAAAGACTTTGCTCTTCGCACTGGCGCTCAATACCTTGGTGGTATTCCTGACTTATTGAACTTAGGATTGATGGGGGTTGACGCCCTTGCTGATACCAATCTGTCGTCCGAAAAGCCTTGGTTTGGTAGTGAGCAATACATTGATGCCATGCGTAAGGTAGGTATGGTTGGGGAGAATGAGTTCCCTATAGCCGAGACTGTTGCTGGAGTTCTTATGCCAGCAGGATTAATTAAGAAGGGTATCAAGAAGATTAGTGGAGCAAAGCCTGCTAAACAAGAACCCAAAAAACGACAAGGCGGATTGTCCGCAATGGCAAGATAAGGATTAACACATGGCAACAGATTACCCGATTAGCCCTGACGAAGACCGCTTCATTGAGGGTATACGCATGACTGACGAGGGGGGTGCAGAGGTGGATATGCTCCCCGGCGAAGAACCTGAAGTTGAAGAGTTGCCTGACGGTTCCGCAGTAGTCAAGTTACAAGACTTCAAAGGCCCAACCGAAGACGAAGATTTCTACGTTAATTTAGCTGAAGAAGTTGTCAGCATTAATGACTTAGAAAACTTAGCTACGCGTTATATTGACCTTATTGACAACGACCGCCAAGCACGCAAGAAGCGTGATAAGCAATATGAAGAGGGTTTGCGTAGGACAGGTATGGGCGATGATGCGCCGGGCGGCGCTCAGTTCCTCGGAGCCTCCAAAGTAGTACACCCAATGATGGCAGAGGCTTGTGTAGACTTTGCTTCGCGTGCTATTAAGGAGATGTTTCCACCAGATGGCCCAGCCAAGACCAAAATTCTAGGCGATGTAACGGATGAAAAGACAGAGGTTGCCGAGCGTAAGCGTGATTACATGAATTGGCAGTTGACCGAACAGATTGAAGAGTTTAGGGACGAGCAGGAGCAAATGCTGACCCAATTGCCCTTGGGTGGTTCACAGTTTATGAAGCTGTGGTACGACGATAAGAAGCGTAGACCTTGCGCCGAATTCGTTGCCATTGACAACATCCTGCTCCCCTTTGCATCTGCTAATTTTTACACCTCACAGCGTGTAACAGAACAACAGGACATCAGCGAGTGGGAATTTAAACAACGTATTGACCGTGGTCTATACCGCGACATCAACTTTATTCGCACTACGTCCGAACCAGAGCAGACTGCGTCTGAGAAAGCCAACGCCAAGATTGAGGGCAAGCAGTTTGAGGATGGCGAAGACGGCTTGCGTCGCGTGTATCACATATACACATGGCTTGACTTAGAAGACGACGAGCGTACTAACGGTGATAACGCACCTTATATCCTAATGATTGACGACCTAGACCGTAAAGTCTTAGGTTTGTATCGTAATTGGGAAGAAGGCGACGACACCCTAACCAAGTTGGATTGGATGGTTGAGTTTAAATTCATCCCTTGGCGAGGCGCATATGCTATTGGGCTACCTCATCTCATCGGTGGTCTTTCTGCCGCCGCTACGGGGTCATTAAGAGCCTTGTTGGACACTGCGCACGTCAACAACTCCCTAACCATGTTGAAGTTGAAGGGTGCAAAGGTCTCAGGACAATCCGACCAAATTGAAATCACGCAGGTAACTGAGATTGAAGGCGGAATAGGCGTAGACGACATCCGCAAGATTGCCATGCCTATGCCATTTAACCCACCTTCGCCAGTATTGTTTGACTTACTAGGGTTCCTAACGACTCAAGCCAAGGGCGTAGTAACTACTGCTGAAGAAAAGATTGCTAACGCTAACTCCAATATGCCTGTAGGCACGACTCAGGCGTTAATTGAGCAAGGCGCGGTGGTATTTTCTGCTATTCACTCACGTTTGCATGATAGTCAACGTCGTGTATTGCATATTCTTGGACGTATTAATCGTTGGCACTTAGATGAGCAACGTAAAGGCGATATTGTTGCCGAGTTGCCTATTAAGCGTGAAGATTTTCGTCGTAACAGCGACGTGGTTCCAGTCTCTGACCCACATATCTTCTCTGAGACACAGCGTGTTGCCCAAATGCAATCTGTCATGCAACTTTCTGCACAGTTTCCTGCCATCTTTGACCAACGTGCGGTTGTGAGTCGAATGCTCAAACAACTTAAAATACCAAACGTCAACGAGTTAATGCCTAATACGGGTAAACCCGCAGAGTTAAATGCGGCAGATGAGAATAGCGCAATGGCGTTAGGCAAGCCAGCATTTGCTTACCCACGTCAAGACCATTTGGCACATATCCAAACCCATTTGACGTTTGCTCTTGACCCTACACTAGGCTCAAACAGACTTATTGCGCCGAAGTTCATCCCGCAGGTTATGGAACATATCAAGCAACACATGATGCTTTGGTATACCCAACAGGTACAGGGCTACGTCTTGGCGGCTGGTGATGTCAAACTAGGCAAGTACGAGGACAGCAAGATTGCTAAAGAAATTGACCGCGCTATTGCGGTAGCGTCTGACCACGTTAGTTTGGACTCTGCGCAAGTATTCCAAGGCGTGTTGCCTGCGTTAGAGCAATTGGGTCAACTCATGCAACAGTTCAAACCACCACCACCGCCATTGGAAGGCGAGGCTCAGGCGGTATTGCAAGCGTCTATGGCAGAGACACAACGTCGTACCGCCGCAGACCAAGCTAAGTTGGCGCTCGATACGCAGAAGTTCCAAGCCGAAATGGCAAAAGACCAATCAGAGCAAGAGTCCAAGATTGCTATGAATGCCGAAAACAATTTAACCACTGAACGTATTAAGACCGCAGAATTGACCGTAGATGAGGTCAAGCTACGGCAGGAGCAGGAGAAAACTGCAATTGCTTTAAATAGACAAACCCAACGTAACTTAGGAGAATGAAATGGCTACAACTGATAAAGAGCAAATGTCTGAAGAGACAAACCAACACCATCGCATGGCCTCTGGCGCATGGATTACGGGATGCGAATTAAAAGAGACTTCAAAAGCGACTATGCCAGAAGCTAACAGCGACCACGGGAATTTCTCCCAACCCAAGGGTGTTGATAAGTCCAACGCATGAAGTTACTTTCCGACTTTATTAGCGCTGTAGAAGCGCGTCAGGCTGAGATTGCAAAAGGGTTAGCGCATGGAAATGCGTCTGACTACTATGCATACCAACGTCTAGTCGGAGAAAACTTAGGACTTGAGGCATCCCTTGAGATTCTTAACCACCTTTTGAAAGAAGATGAAGATGACAGATAGCACGGTAGCGGGTAATGCCGCTGATTTAGAGGAAGCCTTTCCTCTTGTAGACCCCGGTGCGATTCCCCTTGGTGCAAGAGTATTAGTACAGTTGCGCAAAGCCAAGAAACGAATGACCGAATCGGGGATTATCCTGCCTGAAGAGACTCGCGACACTGAACGGGCGCAAAATCCCGTTGCCAAAGTGGTAGCGATGGGGCCATTAGCGTTTAAAAAACGCGACACAATGGAACCTTGGGTTGAGGGCATATGGTGCAAAGAAGGTGACTACCTTCGCGTACCTAAATGGACTGGCGACCGATGGGTAGTAGCGCATGGAGACGACGAAAACGTCGAATTTATGGTGCTAAATGACCACGAAGTGATTGCCAGAATTACTGGAAATCCACTTGAAGTGAGGGCATTCGTATGAGTACCGAACAAGAACAAGAAGTAATCGTTATTCAGGAAGAAAAAGACGGTTCAGCAACCATTGAATTGCCTGCAAGCATCCCTTCCCCTGAAGGAAATGATGAACAAGGCTCTGATGAGGCAGATGAACGCGCTCGTGAGAAAGAAATGGTCGTTGGTGGTGTTGTAGATGAGGCCGCAGAGGCTCTTCGTGAGCAAAAGCGCCTTAAACGCACGCGTCGCAAGGAGTACCACAAGCAAGTTTCGACTGAAAAAGACGTTAAGTTAACCCTTCTAGAGCGTCAGAACCAACAATTGCTTGAAAGATTGTCTGTTTTAGAGCGTAAGTCCCACGGTAGTGACCTTGCACGCTTAGATAAGGCAATTGAAGACCAAGATAATCGCATTTTGTTTGCAAAACAGAAGATTTCTGAGGCAACACGCACTGGCAACGGTGAATTGCTGACTTCTGCGCAAGAAATGTGGTTTGAAGCACGTCGTCAGTCTGAGGCTTTGGCAAACTTGAAGAAACGCGCTGTTGCCCCACAGGCACAACGTACTATTCAGGCTCCAGACCCACAGTTGCAACGTCATGCTAATAATTGGATGGCAAACAACCCGTGGTATGACCCAAATGGGAAAGACCCCGACTCTAGACGCGCTCTTAATGAAGATTCAATACTTGCAGAAGAGGGTTATGACCCCAAAACTGCTGAATATTGGGAAGAACTTGACAAGCGCTTGCAAAGAGTAGTACCTCATAGGTATAATGAAGATGCAGACGAGAGACCTCGCTCAAGACCGCGAAATGCAGTGACGAGTTCAGGCCGCGAATTTGCATCGAATAATGGCAGAGGTAATTCATTTACCTTGTCACCTGACCAAGTCAGGGCTATGAAAGATGCAGGTATGTGGGATGACGCTGAGAAACGAGCGAAGATGATTCGACGCTACGCCTTAGAAGCACGCAACAATAACGGTTAAGGAGTAATAAAATGGATTCTCGTTTAAAGAAAAATTTGAATGCTGGAGACCGCGATAATCGCGGAAGTCGCGACACGATTCGCGAGGCTCCAGAGGACAAAATGGTGTCGTCTGATGAGCGTACTCAAATGTGGAAAGACGAATGGACACAAAGCGCATTACCCGCTGTTCCTGATATGACGGGATGGCACGTTTGCTGGTTGTCGACAACTAACAGTTATGACAGCATTGATAAACGGATTCGATTGGGGTACGTTCCCGTGAAAGCGGATGAGTTACCTGCCATGAGAAATAACCGTGTAAAGGCTGGAGAACATGAAGGTTATATCTCGTGCAATGAAATGTTACTTTACAAAATTCCTATGGAATTGTATCAAAAAGTAATGGCTCATTTTCACCACGAAGCACCGCAGGAAGAAGCGAACAAAATTCGCCTTCAAGCAGAGCAAAACGTGGGACGTGATAGTCGAGGCAGAAGTCTCGGTCAGATAGAAGGCGAAGGGCTTATTGATATGGATAAACCACTTCCTGCGCCGCATTTTGCGGGGTAGGGTTCTTAACGAAACAAAGGAGTAGACTATGTCTTCAACTAATGCTCCGTTCGGTATGCGTCCATCTTTCCATCCTTCTGGATTGGATAGAGCGGTTGCTTTGCCCAACGGTATTGCCTCTGGTTACAGCACTGGCATTTTAAAAGGCCAGCCTGTAGCCCTTAACACAAGCGGTAACATCATCGCGGCTACGGCAGGTAGTGCCTACCAAGGTGCTTTTGCTGGTCACGAGTTCACCGACACTACTGGTCGTCGTCTTGTATCAAACCAATGGGTTGCAAGTACTGCATACCAAACTGGTTCTGAAGTGACTTACTACTATTCTGACCCTAATATTGTTTACGATATTCAGGCAGATGGCAGTTTGGCACAAACCTCTATTGGAGACCAAGCAAACTTTACGAACATTACTGCTGGTTCAACAACCACTGGTTTGTCGCAATGCACAATCTCTACCTCGTTGGCAGGTTCTAGTGCTGTTGGTGATATGCGTATCATCGGCCTCACACCTGCTGTTGACAACGCTTGGGGCGATGCTTACACGGTAGTGCAAGTACAAGTCTCGCGTAGTCAATTCGTCGCAACTATTAACGCCATTTAAGGAGTCCAATCATGGCCGCACCAATGCGCAGTACGGACTTTAGAAGCATCGTTGAACCAATTCTCAATGAGTGCTTCGATGGAGTCTATGACCAACGTGTCGATGAATGGTCACGAGTTTTTCGTGAACAAGAAGGCATTCCACGCAATTACCACGAAGAACCAGTCCTTTATGGATTTGGAGCCGCACCTCAACTGCCTGACGGAACTCCTGTTTCGTATCAGCAGGGTGGTGTACTCTTCTTACAACGCTATGTGTACAACGTGTTTGGCCTTGCCTTCGCGTTAACCAAAGTGTTGGTTGAAGATGGCGACCATATTCGTATCGGTCAGGTTTATGCACGTCACTTGGCACAGTCTTTGATTGAAACCAAAGAAACTTTGTCAGCAAACGTGTTGAATCGTGCGTTCAACTCAAGCTACCCCGGCGGTGACGGTGTAGCACTAAACAGTGCTTCTCATCCTATCGTGAATGGCACTTTCAGCAACTTGTTAACTACAGCCGCAAACTTGAGCCAAACATCTCTCGAACAGATATTGATTCAGATTCGTCAAGCTGTGGACAACAACGGTAAGAAGATTCGTCTAGTTCCACGTCAGTTAGTAGTGGCTCCCGGCAACATCTTCCAAGCTGAAGTATTGTTGAAATCAGTTCTTCGCGCTGGTACAGGCAACAACGACGTCAACCCAATCAAGTCAATTGGCTTGCTTGACGAAGGCGCGGCTGTTCTGTCTCGTTTGACTTCACCTACAGCATTTTGGGTGCAGACAGATGCTCCAGAAGGCATGAAGTTGCTGATGCGTCGTAAGTTGGAAAAGACAATGGAAGGCGATTTTGAAACTGATTCGATGCGCTATAAAGCTACAGAGCGTTATCAAGTTGGCTTCACTGACCCACGCGCCCTTTTCGGCACACCCGGCGTTTAAAGTAAGCAGGGGCGGGAATAAAACCCTGCCCCTTTTTTTGTAATTTGTATTTGTCAAACTTTTCAAGGAGCAGACAAAATGCCACAATTTTCAGATGACCTTTTTCTAGGTTCCGCTATTACCTATCAAGGTGCGGACACCTACCCTGCTGTTGCAACTTTTACTGGTTCAATTTCTACCACTACATTAACAGTCACCGCCATGCTTTCTGGTGACAATATTGCGGTGGGTATGTTTTTAGATAGTTCAACTTCACTCACCAATGGCACTTACATCACCGCTTTTGGCACAGGTACTGGCGGTACAGGTACTTACACCGTAAGCGCCTCACAAACGGTAGCAAGCGCCACCATCATTGGTTCTGGTAATGCTTTGTTGCAAAACCCATCCCCAATGAGTACAGGCGTTGGCCCACTAGGTCGTGTTTATATTTGGGACGTTGTGCCACAAGCAAAATTAACAACTAATATTGTTGCCGCCGTCATCACAACTGCTACCACGCTTACGCTTGCCGCAGGTGCTGGTGTTACATCTGCCACGATTACAGGCGGTGGTACAGGCTTGCAACTTGACTGCCCTCGCGCGGTTTCTACAACCACAGGTGCTGGTACTCCAACTTCTGTCAACATTACTGTTTCTGGTTATGACTACTACGGTCAAGCCATGAGCGAGGTAATTGCAACAGGAACAGTGGCGTCTACTACTGTCAGTGGTAAAAAAGCCTTTTACCAAATTGCTAGTGTTGTCTCTTCTGGCGCAAGCGTGGTAACCGTTGCGGTAGGTACAACCGACATCTTGGGTGCGCCACTGCGCATCACTGATAGAGGCTACGTCACCCGTGCGGGCTGGGACAATACTTTGGCTGAAGATGCTGGCACCATGACTGTTGCCGCTACCTTGACGGCTACCACCACAACTGGTGATGTCAGGGGTACTTATTTGCCTTCCTCAGCGGCAGATGGCATCAAACGTCTTGTGATGGGAATAGCCCTGCCAGCGATTGCGGCAGGCCCGAATGCAACTCGTATTGGCGCTCTTGGCGTCACCCAAGCATAAGGAGCGCGACATGGGACAATTTAAACCAATGGTCAAGATGATGACCACTGAGCCTACAGTTGAGTTAAAACTCAAAAAAGGCGGTCACGTCAATATGAAAAAAGGCGGTATGGCTGAAGGTGGTCATAAGAAGATGGCTATGGGTGGTGGTGCTTTGGACATGATGTCAGGAACTCCTGCTTTGGTGGGTCGTCCTGCTGTTAATGCTCCTGTTCGCGCCCCCGGCAAACCTTCAATGGCTTCACGTCGTAAGGCAATGATGGCTAAACCTGCAATGAAATCTGCAATGCCTGCCGCAATGCCTCCAATGAAAAAAGGTGGCAAAGCAGAAGGTGGCGAGTCCAAAAAGACGCATATGACTGAGATGTCAAAGATGAAGGGTCTTGAAAAAGAACTAAAGTCTCACGAGTCCAAGCCTGCAAGCAAAGGACATAAAGGTCTAAAAACTGGTGGTGTTGCTCTTGGTAACGCTGGTGGCTACAAAAAAGGTGGCATGGCTACAGGTGGCGTAAAACTAGGCAATGCTGGTGGCTTCAAAGACGGTGGTATGTCTATGGTTGAAAAGGGCGGGAAGATGGTTCCTGACTTTGCGGCTGATGGCAAAGGCAAGATGAAAATGGGCGGAATGGCTACTGGTGGTGTCAAGTTGGGTAATGCTGGAGGCTTTAAAATGGGGGGTAAATCTTCAAAAAAAGCCTACGCGGCGGGGGGAACTGTTAATTCAGGCAAACCCGTCGCGATGCCACAAGGCGCTAAAAAGCCTTCGCAACCTGTAAGCATCAATCAATTGTCTGGTACTTTCAAAAGGGGTGGAAAAGTTACCCTTGCTGAAGGTAACTTGATGAAAGCATTCGGTAGAGAAAATGCTTCAGCCATGAAGTCGGCTAAAGCAAAATCTAACGAGGTCTACAGCAAGTATGGCAATATGAAGATGGCTGGTGGTGGTTCAACTTCTGACAAAGAGATGGATGTATCAAACGGCGCGTATGACGCTCACTATGCTCGTGAAAAGGCAGAGAATGAGGCAGACCGCAAGATGATGACTGATGCTCTGATGTTCTTGCCACGCCAAGCTAAGAAGGTTTATGCAAGCCTAACTGGTCAAGGCGCTGTAAGTGATAAAGAGAAATCAATGTCTCCTTCTATGAGAGGTCAAGGTTCTGTTACAGAAACTGAAAAATCTATAACAGTATCCCCAGCAGGTAAAAAACGCGGTGGACGTGCTTGTTAAAAATTAGTGGGGGGTTCGCCCCCTGCTTTTAATTGGAGAAATGAATGACTATTACGGCTACATCCCAAACATTATTTGATGGCGAAAGAGTCGCCATTATGAAGTTTTATGCATCAATGAGTACGACTGAAAATGAATCTGCGGTTGCAAAAGTAACTCCTTCAGCACTTTTGCCATCCAATGCAGGCGGTGCTTGTGATGGCGTAACCATTTTAAAATGCACGGCAATGACGCATGGCTTAGAAGTTCAAATGAATTGGAAAGCAAGTACACCAGTTGTTATTGAAATTATTCCGCCAAATACAAATTACACCCAAGACTATTCAGGTTTTGGTGGTTTGTGGAACAACGCAGGTACTGGTAAAGATGGCGTCATTACTTTTACAACTTTAGATGGTAGTGCTGGAGATGCATACACAGTCATCTTGGAAATGCAAAAACATTACGTTAACCCAGTGACATAATCATGCCAAGCAAATCACCAGCCCAACACAAATTGATGGCGGCGGTTGCGCACAATCCTGACTTTGCAAAAAAAGTTGGCATTCCCACCAAGGTAGGAAAAGAGTTTGTACAGGCAGATAAAAAGAAAATGGCTGATGGTGGTAACGTCAACGAAGCTGGTAACTACACTAAACCTGAACTTAGAAAGCGTATTGTTTCTCAAGTAAAGTCTCAAGCTGTGCAAGGTACTGGAGCAGGTCAGTGGTCTGCTCGAAAGGCTCAGTTGGTTGCCAAGAAGTACAAAGATGCAGGTGGTGGTTATCGTGATTAAAAAGCCGCAACAATCATTGAAGGATTGGGGCGACCAAAAATGGAGAACTAAAAGTGGAAAACCGTCTAGTAAAACAGGTGAAAGATACCTTCCAGAGTCTGCAATTAAAAGCCTTAGCCCTGCTGAATATGCTTCAACGACCAAAGCAAAAAGAGAAGGAAAAGCCGCAGGAAAACAATTTGTAGCGCAACCCAAAAAAATTGCACAGAAAACAGCTAAATATAGGTTTTAATTATGTCAAAAAAGACTCCTTCTCTTGCTATTGGTCGTGGTGAAAAGTTGTCTGTTGAAAAAGGTGCTGGATTAACAGCAAAAGGTCGTGCAAAATACAATAGAGAAACTGGAAGTCATTTAAAGGCTCCACAACCACAAGGTGGAGCAAGAAAAGATTCGTTTTGTGCAAGAATGGCAGGTGTTGTAGAGAATGCAAAGGGTGATGCTCCAAGAGCAAAGGCATCACTGAGGCGTTGGAAATGCTCTGGTTGGTAAAGGATAGACATGGCGTACTCTGACACCTATGGACAAACATACAACGTACAGACGTTGATTGACCACGGCGCTCGTCGATGCGGCAAGTTGGCTGAAGAACTAACCTCCGAGCAAGTTTTGACTTCGCGTCAATCGCTAGGGTTCCTTCTTTCTAACCTCATTAATCGAGGTATTCAATATTGGTGTATCAGCAAAGAGGTTATAGGGCTGTCTGCGGACAAATACCGCTATACCCTACCTAGTGGTGCTGTTGACACTTTAAACGTCTTATATCGCACATTAAATCGCCCAGTAGGGGCATATACGTCTTCTGCTGGCGGTACGATTGCAAATCTATACGATGGCGACGTCGATACTTATACGCAACAAACTTCTGCAAATGGTAACTTTACGGTCAATTTTGGCACAACAAACCCCATCTATGCGGGTTCTATTGGATTTTTACCTTATATTGCTAATAATGGGTCTGCAACGTGGAATATTGCACTGCAATACTCGATGGATGGCACGACTTATTACGATTTAGAGAACCTTGGGGCAATTGCTGTTAAGGACAACACATGGGTATGGACAGACATAGACCCCGGTCAAAACGTCCCCTTCTATCGAATTAAAGCCTCAAGTGGCACTACTTTAGCTTTGCGTGAGTGGTACATAGGTAATAACAGCACCGAAGTAATGATGTCTCGCTTAAATCGCGATGACTACACCAATTTACCAAATAAGAACTTTACGGCAAACCAACCCTTCCAATTTTGGTTTGACCGCACAATTCCAACCCCAACCATCTATTTGTGGCCTACACCAAGCAATCCTTTTGTACAAATGACTGTATGGTATTCCACGCAAATTATGGATGTTGGTGCTTTAACAGATGAGTTACAGATACCTCAGCGTTGGTATGAGGCTGTTATTTTCATGCTGGCTCATAGGATGAGCCTCGAACTCCCGCAAGTTGCTATGGATAGAGTGAACTATCTAGAAAAGATGGCGGATAAGTATTTATACGAAGCAGAGCAGGAAGAGCGCGACAAGTCGCCGATTTACTTTGCCCCTAATATTTCAGTTTACACAAGATAATGCCTATTTTTCTTGACACCGAGGGACTCACTTCACTTGCAATCGCGGTATGCGATAGGTGCAAGATGAAGCGTACCTATGTGGACTTGAGGCCAGATGGAAACAGCCCCGGCCTTCGCGTATGCGGACAAGGCTGTTGGGATACCCTAGACCCCTACCGTTTGGCGGCACGGAAAACCGAAAGGATTAACCTTCGGTTTGCACGCCCTGATGTGAGTGTTGCGGCTAACGATAACTTCTTAATGACTGGCGGAACAAGCGAGTTCCAAATTTCGACCGAACAAAATACTCAAACTCCTACTAACACAGGGAATAAGGACACTATTGCGCCTAATCCCCCAAACAATACGAGTACATAAATGTCCGCACAAGTCACCATACTACAACTCCCAGCGGCAGGTGCTATTACAGGCGCAGAGGCTGTTCCTATTGTCCAAAATGGCGTAACAGTGCAGACGACGACGAGTGCAATTGCCGCCGCTCCGTCGCAGGTTTACACCTATTTGACAGTTTCCCAAACACCTCAGCTTCCTAATAGTCGCTATGTTGGCGTGACAAATGGTTTAGTGATTACAGACGGTGGCGCTCAAGGACTCTTCAATATAAGCACTACAGGCGCTTTATTGTCTTTAGTGAACTCTGGTACTGGCTTTCAGGTAAAAACGTCTTCTACAGTTATTACCAATCGTTCTATAGCCGTTTCTGGTGCTGGTATTGCAATTACCAATGGAACTGGTATATCTGGTAACCCAACCATCGCTTTAGATGGTCAAGTATTGAACTTGGCAAACCTCAGCGCTAATGGTTTGATGACCATTTCTTCTGGTGGCGCTATTAGCGCGGTGACTCTTTTAGGCACAGCCAATCAAGTTACGGTCGCTAACGGTAACGGCGTGAGCGGTGTACCAACAATTTCTTTAGCAGACAATCCTATTTTGGGTGGTACTGCTAGTCTTACTTTACCTATTGGAGCGACTGGAAGTCGTCCAGTAGCGCCAGTCAATGGCATGATTCGATACAACTCAACAACGGCTCGTTTTGAGGGATACCAAGGTGGGGCATGGGTTTCTTTAGGTTCTGGTGATGGAACTATCTCGGTTGTTACTGGAACTGCTGACCAAATAACAGTTACTAATGGAACTACGGCTCCAGTCATTAGTTTGGCTTCTAACCCAATAGTGCCGGGTACTGGTAGCATTGCCTTCCCAGCAGGAACAACAGGGCAGAGAAGTCTAGGCCCAATTAATGGAATGTTCCGCTATAACACGACTACAGCAACCTTTGAGGGCTATGCTAATGGTGCATGGGGTTCAGTTATTACGGGTTCTGGCGTTACTTCTGTTGGAACTGGAACTGGACTTACTGGTGGCCCAATCACCTCTACAGGTACGATTTCAATTGATACGACCGTTGTTGCCACTTTAACTGGTACACAAACGCTAACAAACAAAACAATCAGCGGTTCAAGCAACACATTGACCAACATTGCCAATGCAAGCCTTACTAATAGTTCTGTGACCTACAACGGTATTACGGTTGCTTTAGGTGCTTCTGGGACTATTACTGCTACAGCAACCAATGCATTGACTATTGGCACAGGTTTGACTGGCACTTCATACAATGGCTCAACCGCCGTGACGATTGCCATAGACTCTACCGTGGCAACATTAACAGGCACTCAGACTTTAACCAATAAAACTCTTACTAGCCCTATTCTAACAACTCCTGCGTTAGGAACTCCTGCGTCAGGTGTGATGACTAATGTTACTGGTTTGCCTTTAACAACAGGCGTAACTGGAACTTTACCAATTGCCAATGGCGGCACGAACGGAACGGCAACACCAACATCTAACGGAGTTGTATACGGGACTGGGACGACGATTGCTTATACGGCGGCTGGGACTACGGGACAAGTATTAACAGCTACTACAAGCGGCGCACCGACTTGGGCATCCCCAGCAACAAGTGGTACGGTCACATCAGTTAGTTTTACTGGTGGTATTATTACTGTTGCTACTGCAACCACAACCCCAGCGTTCACAGTTGCTGGAACAAGCGGTGGAATACCCTACTTTACAAGCACAAGCACTTGGGCAACATCTGCACTCTTGGCGGCAAATGCTTTAATGATTGGTGGCGGCGCTGGAGTTGCACCAAGTACCGTGACTACTGGGACAGGCGTTGTAACGGCTCTAGGAGTCAATACAGGCACGGCAGGGGCATTCGTAGTAAATGGCGGCGTATTAGGTACACCAAGCAGTGGTACGGTCACAAATTTAACAGGTACTGCATCAATTAATATTAATGGTACTGTTGGTGCTACAACGCCTACAACAGGAAACTTTACAACAGTCACTGCCACTACAGGCATTTTTGGAGGAACATTCTAATGTCACAAGCAGGCTATACGCCCTTATCTCTCTACTACAGCACCACTGCGGCGGCTGTACCAACTGCTGGTAACTTAGCAAACGGTGAGTTGGCTATCAACATTACCGATGGAAAGTTGTACTATAAAAGCAATGCTGGAACTGTTACATTATTGGCCTCAACTTCAGGCGCATCAGGTGATGTAGTTGGCCCAGCAAGTGCTACGGATAACGCCCTAGCAAGGTTTGATTTAACAACAGGCAAACTAATACAGAACTCAGTTGGCATATTGAGTGATGCAGGTATTCTGACAGGCTTGACAGGGTTGACATCATCAGGCTCGATTACATTCTCTAGTCTAACAAGTGGTCGTGTTCCATACGCAACAACCGCAGGTCTACTAACAGACTCAGCCAACTTAACTTTTAATGGTACTACCTTAACTGCTAATGACTTTACTGATTCCTCTTTAACATCGGGTCGTGTAACCTACGCAGGTGCAAGCGGTAACTTGGTGGACTCAGCCAACCTTTTATACTCTGGTACTGACTTAACTGTTTATGGTCTTACTGTTGGTCGTGGTGCAGGTGCTGTGTCTACCAATACTGCGGTGGGTTTTAACACTATTTCGGGTTCGAATACTGGCGCAAATAATACGGCTGTTGGTTGGGAGGCTTTAAAGGTAAACACTTCTGGCGCACAGAATGTTGCAATTGGGCGGTCTGCGCTTGCGGCAAATCTTGCGGGTACAGGTAACAGTGCATTAGGAGTTGGCGCTCTTTCGGTAAATCAAAGCGGTTCATACAACACCGCTATTGGCGGTGACGCTCTTTTAGGTAATATCTCAGCATCTAATAACACAGCAGTAGGTTATCAAGCGGCTTATTCTAACACTACTGGCACAGAAAACGTAGCGCTTGGGGAAAGCGCATTTCGCACTAATACAACTGGTTCATATAACACGGTTGCTGGTAAAAACTCCATGTATTTCAATACAACAGGTAGTTATAATGCTGCTTTTGGTAAAGATGCTTTAGCAAACAACACCACCGCCTCATACAATACTGCAGTAGGTCAGCAAGCAATGAGTGCCAACACTACTGGATTTAACTCTACTGCTGTTGGCTATAGAGCATTAGCGGCACAAACTACAACAAACTCCAATACCGCAGTTGGTTATGTGTCCATGACTTCTACCACAAGTGGCTATGCAAATTCCGCATTTGGTGCTGACTCATTAGCAATAAACACTACTGGGTTTTTTAATGGTGCTTTTGGTCAAGCGGCATTGTATCAAAACACAACTGGAGCGTATAACACTGCTGTTGGTGCATCAGCATTATTCTCAAACACTACCGCCTCTGGTAACACAGCAGTAGGTTTTCGGGCAGGGTATTCAACTACAGGCGCACAGAATACTTGGATGGGTTCTGATACAGGCTATTCTAATACATCTGGCGTACAAAACACAGGACTTGGATTACAGGCGCTTTATTTAAACACCTCCGCCTCTAACAACACAGCAGTAGGTTATCAGGCGGCTTATACAAATACAACTGGTATAAATCTTGTGGCAATAGGTTGGGGCGCCCTTTACTCTAATTCTACCGCTAATAATAATACGGCTGTTGGGTTTGGTGCTATGTACTATAACACTACAGGCACATCAAACACTGGTTTAGGTTTACAGACTTTATATAATAATGGTACTGGTATTAATAATACAGCAGTAGGTCTTCAGACAATGTATACAAACACTAGTGGAAATTACTGTACTGCCGTAGGTTACAAAGCCTTATATACAAATAATGCTGATGGGAATACTGGAATTGGTCATCAGGCAGGGACAAGTAATACATCTGGTATACAAAATACATTTGTTGGTAGTCAATGTGCCGTTCCAAATACAACTGGCTCATATAATTCAGCATTAGGTGGAAATGCTTTTGCAACAAATACAACAGGTTCTTCCAATACAGCAATGGGGTATGGCGCACTTAATTCAAACACCAGTGCTAGTGCCAATACTTGTATAGGTTATCAAGCAGGTACGTCTGGCAATGGCGGTTCATTCGGTGGTAATGTTATGGTTGGATATAGTGCTGGACAAGCCGCAACCACTGGAGATTCAAATGTTTTGCTTGGCACTCAGGCTGGCTACTATACTGGTAGTGGAGGTGCAAATATAACTACTGGCGCAGGTAATATGATTGTAGGCGCCTACGCTACTGTAGGTACTGCAACAGACAATTATTCTTTTGTTGTTGGGTATGCAGCAGTTGGTAAAGGTACTAGTACAGGGTTTATTAGTCCAAACTCTGGCGGTAGTGTTTATCAAGGTAACAACTCTGCAACTTGGGCTATTACTTCTGACCAAAGACTCAAGAAAAACATTGTAGACAACAACATAGGTCTAGATAAGATTACGCAGATTCAAGTGCGTAACTTTGAGTATCGTCTGCCTACAGAAGTTACAGATTTACCACAAAATCAAGCAATTAAAAAAGAAGGTGTTCAACTTGGTGTTATTGCCCAAGAACTTCAACAAGTATTGCCTGAGTGCGTTAAGACTGAATCAACTGGGGTAATGTCTGTTGACTCGGACAACTTAACTTGGTACATGATTAACGCAATAAAAGAGTTAAAAGCAGAAGTAGATTCACTTAAACAACAACTTGCATCTAGATAGGAGAATTAAAATGGCGTTAACTCAACAACAAGTCCAAGAACTGTTTGAATACAGGGATGGGGATTTGCATTGGAAGTTAAGACCAGTTAATTTATTGCGTTATGGAACTATTGCTGGGTACAAGAATACAAAAGATTCTTATTGGCGAGTTGTTATTAAAGGCACTATGTACTTAAAACACCGCCTTGTTTTTCTTTATCATAATGGCTATTTACCTAAATTTATAGACCATATAAACGGCAATAGAGAAGACAATAGAATAGAAAATTTGCGAGTGGCTAGTCGTTCAGAAAACAATCATAATGCTACATTGCCGTGTCATAATACATCGGGCATTAAAGGAGTTTCTAAAAAACCAAAAGAAAAGAATTGGACTTGTTCATTGCGAACAAACAAAAAACTTAAAACTGTTGGTGGATTTTCAACAAAAGAATTAGCCCAAGAATTTATGGAGTTATGGCGTGAAATGGCACACGGACAATTTGCCAATCATGGTTATCAAAAAGGAGTATTAGCATGACAACAGTTTTTACAACAAAAGTAACATCTATGTATACTTTAAACACCCCAGACCCACAGTATGTCGTAAATTGTTTATGGGAAGTAACAGGAGTAGACGGCACTTATACTGCCTCTATCCAAGGCAACACACAGTTTGACTCTACAGAGCAAACGACATTTGTGCCTTACGCAAACCTAACTGAGGCGTTAGTTATTAGTTGGATTCCTGAGAACCAAATAGACAGCGCACAGGCTTGTGTACAAGGGCAGATTGATAGCCTAATTACACCACCTACAAGCCCTGAGAACACCCCTTTACCTTGGGTAACACCTTCGGCATAATAGAAGAAGGGTGAACCGCTGACCCATAACAGCGGAAATTTTTTAAAGGAAAATGGCAATGGAAAGTAATATATCTTTATCAACCAATTTGGTAAATGGCATTCTTCAGTATTTGGGGAATCAACCATATGCTCAAGTAGCGAATTTGATTCAAGGCATTCAACAAGAAGCCCAAAGTCAATTGCCGCCTGCTGAAGCAGAAGAGCCAAAAGCGGAGTAAGTCATATGGAAGGGGTTGAAGAATTGGCTAACGAGACCGACAAGCGTTTAAGCGTTCACGAGGCGATATGCGCTCAACGGTACGAGGTCATTCAAACCCGCTTTGACGAAGGTTCCAAGCGCATGAATAGGATTGAGTACCTCTTGTATGTAGTCATCCTAGCCGTGTTGCTTGGCCCCGGCGTTGCCGCTGAAATGGTTAAAAAAGTTCTTGGACTATGAATATTCAAGACATCCTAAAAGCAGTCTTGCCTATTGTTGTAGCGTGTCTGGCATGGCTACTCGGTCAAGTGTCTGATTTCTCTACACGGCTGACTAAGATTGAAGGGCAGATGCCAGCACTAATCACCAAAGAAAATGTGCCGACTGACAGCCCGATTAGTGCAGAACGCAGACACGCTATGAAAGAAGAAATTTATAAAGACATTCATCAATTGCAAGTTAAAGTACAGTTGCTTGAAGAGCGTGAAAAGGGGAAAAAATAATGTTAGGACTTGATGCAATACTTAATATTGGTGGTAAGTTAATTGATAAGTTGATACCTGACCCAGAAGCTAAGGCTAAGGCACAGTTGGAATTAGCAACGCTAGCCCAAAATGGTGAACTTGCTCAGATGGCAAACGATACCAAATTATATGAAATAGAACAGACTAATATTAGTGACCGATGGAAGTCTGACATGGGTTCAGATTCATGGTTATCTAAAAACATTAGACCTATGGCTTTAATTGCAATATTTGTATCTTATTTTGTTTTTACTATGATGTCAGCATTTGGATATAGCCCACAAGAAGGATTCGTAAATCTGTTAGGTCAATGGGGACAGATTTGCTTCCTCGCATATTTCGGAGGTAGAACGGTGGAGAAACTTGCAGACATGAGGAATAAAAATGCTAAGTAATTGGGAAAAGTCATTTGAGATGGTTATCGCCCATGAGGGTGGATTTACTAACGACCAACGTGATAAAGGCAATCATTTACCTGATGGTCGTGAAGGATGCACGATGTGGGGTTGTACCCAAGCTGTTTGGGAAAAGTATGTAGGACATGAAGTAACTCAAGATGATATGAAGGCGCTAAAGAAAGAAGATGTTAAACCTGTTTACAAAAGAGACTATTGGGATGCTGTTAGGGGTGATGATTTACCTAATGGCGTGGATTATGCCGTTTTTGATTTTGCTATTAATGCAGGGGCATTCGCCGCTCGGAAGATGATTCAAAAAGCATTAAGAGTAAATCCTGATGGGGTAATAGGGCCTGCCACCTTACAAGCTATTAAAGATGCTAATGGATTAGACTTGCTCAAAAAATTTAGTAACAATAAAGAAGAGTTCTACAAGTCATTAGATAATTTTCCAACCTATGGTAAAGGATGGTTGAAAAGGGTGGCGGATGTACAAAAATCAGCAGAAACCATGATTGTATAGGCTTTTTTGAGAAAAAGTATTAAAATTACCTTAACTGTTTGTGAAAAACGGTAGCCAAAATTAACAAGGGCAACTAAATATGACGACCGCATCAGTAATGACTTACGACTCATTGGTCGAAAACATTCAGTCTTACTTAGACCGTACTGATGATGATACCCTTGCCAAAATTCCTCTGTTCATTATGTTGTCAGAGCAAATCATTGCCAGCCAAATTAAGTTCCTTGGCAACCTAACGGTACAAGCCTCCACGATGACTATAGGCCAACCTATCATCGACAAGCCTGCTAGATGGCATAAGACGGTTTCTTTTAACATTACCGTAGCTGGTCAAAAACAACCAGTATTGCTTCGTAAGTATGAATACCTACGAGAGTTTGCCCCTGATGCAACAGTGACTGGCGTACCCTCTTATTTTGGAGATTATGACTATACGCATTGGTTAGTAGCCCCATCTCCAGCTTTGGCGTATGAATTTGAAGTTCTGTACTACGAGCGGCTTCAACCGCTTGATTCCTCCAACCAAACGAATTGGTTTACTATTTACGCCCCGCAAGCGTTGTTGTATGGGTCTTTGTTGCAGGCTATGCCGTACATTAAGAACGATGAGCGGATGCCTATGTGGCAACAAAACTATGACCTTATTATTCAAACGCTTAAAGCTGAAGACGTCCAGCGTATTGGTGACCGTCAAGCAACCGTATTGGATACTTAAATATGAGTTATAACTCCCCATTTACTGGTAACGTCGTTCAACCGACGGATGTATCGTATCGTCGAATTATTCTAACGGATGACTTACAGTTAGCGTGGCCTATTAATGGCACAACAACTAATGATGCCGCCGCTCGTATCATGGAGGTGTCAACCACTACCACTGCTAATGAGTTGTGGATGCCGCCTGCCAACCAAGCCTCGGTCGGTCAAGACGCTTTAATTCGTAACGTCGGCTCTGTTGCTGTAACGGTTAAAGATTACAGTGGTGCAAACACAATTGTTACTGTTGCCGCAGGGCAAGCACAGTACATCTACATTATCACAAATGCAACCACCGCAGGAACGTGGGGTATTATTGCTTTTGGTATTGGTTCTTCTGGTGCAGACGCCGCTACCCTTGCTGGTTATGGTTTATTGGCAATTGGTCAGACGCTCAACCAATCACAGCCTGTTACAACCTTCTCTTCTAATTACACTGCACTTACCACTGACCGCTCTAGCACTTATGTTTGGACAGGTGGTGCGGGTACTTTGACGTTATCAGGCGCATCTACTCTTGGCGACAATTGGTTTATGTTTTTGCGTAATGGCGGAACTGGTGCGTTGACCGTTACGGGAACTGGCGGTAATACCATTAATGGTTCCGCCTCTTTAGTTTTTCAACCTTCTGACTCTGCAATTATTGTATGTAGCGGTTCTACTTTCTACACGGTCGGTTTAGGCAAAAACACGCAATTTGCATTTACTCAGCTTTCAAAGGCGGTAACTACTGGAACGTATACGTTGACCGCAACAGAAGCGTCAAACGTCATTCAAAAGTACACAGGAACTTTAACTGGTAATGTCACTATTATTGTGCCTCCAACGGTACAGGTGTACTACATTCAAAATGCTACCGTAGGTGGTGTTGGCAATTACACTGTAAGTATTACCACCAATTCTGGCGGGTCAACAGCAACCATAGCTTCTAATCAACAGGCCACTTTAATTTGTGATTCTGTGAATTTAGTTAACGCTAATACGGTTTTAGCTGGCTCATCTTCTATTGGCTTAATTAATGGGACTGTTTCCTCACCTGCTTTGTACTTTGGTTCTGAGCCAACAACTGGTATTTACAGAAATGCTTCTGGCGAATTTAATACATCTATTTTAGGTGTCTTACGTTCAACACTATCCGCTACTGGTTTGGCTATTGTTGGCACTGGTAACTTTACAGGTGGTGTTTCTGGTGGGTCTTTCTGATGGTTAAGAAGGTATTCACTATTGATACCTTGCCCGGCGTACAACGGGACGGCACAATATTCGATATGAACTTCTATACAGACGCACTTTGGGTGCGTTTTCAACGTGGGCGTCCAAGAAAGATTGGTGGTTATCGAGCCATTACTAGTGATGCAAAAGGATACTCGCGTGGTATCTACGTTAACTCCCAAGACGGCAATAATCAAGTTTTTAACGGCTACAACAATGGTCTTGAAGTTCTTAACATTAACAACAATGGTGTTGGCGCTGGCGTAAATCAATTTACGTTTACAGGATTAATATTGACACTTAATACTTTGGTAGGTGGTACGTTGTATACCAACGGCACATATACTAATGTAACTTTGACTGGCGGCTCTGGCACTGGCGCTAAGGCCACAATTGTGGTTTCTGGTGCAACGGTAACAACGGTTACTCTTACTAAACCCGGCAATGGCTATACAGTAGGAAACACTTTAAGCGCTACTGCGGCAACAATTGGTGGCACTGGTAGTGGCTTTTCAATCAAAGTTGCCACAATCAACAATGGTTTTACAGCCAGCAATTTAAATTTGTGGCAGTTTGACTCTACGTTTGATGCTCAAGGTTCTGGTAATCAATTACTTGTAGCGCACGCTGGTCAAAATTTGGCACAAATTGACCAAACATTTGCAACCCCTGTTTTAGCTGGAAATATCTCTGGGACAGTTTTGTCTCCGCTTGCAGATACTTCTGGAACAAACCCTACTGGTGACGTTATTGAAGTTGCTGGCGGCGTAGTGGTACTTCATCCTTACGTCTTTGTCTATGGTGACAACGGCCTTATTAAGAACTGCGTAGCTGGAAATCCTTTTGATTGGAATGGCGCAGACGCTAACGAGACTAACGTGGCTTCTACGAAGATTGTTAAAGGCTTGCCAGTAAGAGGTGGTTCAAACGCTCCTTCAGGCTTATTTTGGTCTTTAGACTCCTTGATTCGTGTTAGTTATACACCAACCACAGTAACCGTTTCAGGCACTCCACAGACGTTCTATTGGCGTTATGACATCATCTCTAGCCAGTCTTCTATTCTTTCCAGTCAGTGCGTCATTGAGTACGATGGCATCTATTATTGGATTGGTGTTGACCGCTTCTTACTTTACAACGGCGTTGTCAAAGAAATAAAAAACACATTTAATCAGAATTATTTCTTTGACAATTTAAATTATGCGCAACAGCAAAAGGTATACGCCAACAAGGTTCCTCGTTTTGGCGAAATCTGGTGGTTCTTTCCTTCAGGTGATAGCGAAGAGTGTAATGATTGCATCATTTATAACATCCGTGAAGATTGTTGGTATGACGCTGGTGGTGCTTTAGGAGCATATCGAACTGCTGGATTCTTTTCACAAGTATTCCATTACCCTATCAATGCTGGCTCAACTTTAAGCGAGTTGACTGAAGTTTTTTCTACAACAGCAACCACAGTAAACGCAAGCGCAAATATTGAAATTCCTCAAACCAACTTAGTGTTATTAGGTCAACAAGTCATAGGCGCAGGTATTACAAATATTTCACTTGTAATCGCAATTGCGCCAAGTGCAACACCTAACTATTTCACTGTTACGTTAGATAAGCCTGCCACAGCCTCTGCAACCGTCCCTGTGACGTTTAATACGACGGCGGGTAGGATTACCCTTTGGCAACATGAAATTGGCACTGACGAAGTTATTTTTGAATCATCAGACGCAATTGATAGTTATTTTGAAACTAGCGACTTAGGTTTTGTAGCTGGTGGCCCTGCCCAAACCGCGCCTGTAGGTGAAAATTTTTGGGTCAACTTAGAACGTGTTGAGCCTGATTTTATTCAAGAGGGCGAAATGACTTTTTTAGTTACTGGTCGACCGTATGCACAATCAGCAGACGTAGCCTCGCAAGAATATACATTTTTCCCAGACACAGGCAAAATTGATATGCGTCAACAACGTCGAGAAATTCGTTTACGTTTTAGAAGTAATGTACAGGGTGGAACTTTTCAAATGGGTAAGGTGTTGTTAAGCGTAACGCTTGGCGACGTCAGACCTTTCGGAAACTAATATGGCTATTGCGCTTGTATATGACCCTCGTTATCACACATGGAACTCTTGGACGAGTCTTATGTGCGAGGCTTATGCGGCGCAACAGCTATCAATAAATACTCCCGAAGAGGAGTGGAAGCAGTGGGCGGCAGGTTTAAAGGCGATTGACCTTTTTGTCAACGAAGGTATTCCTAGCCCCTATATATATGAGAACTGGCAAGACTGGGCATCAGCACTGGTCGGAGCAGTCAATCAATCAACTGAGGAAACGGCAACATGAACTTCATTGAAATATTTAATTATGTGGCAAAGGTGGCGCGACCAGCACACGCCACAGCAACCATCGCAGAGGCGATGGAAGATGAGTTTGCGGATATTGGTTTAGATAGCCTAGATGGGCTAGTCATGCTAATGTACTTTGACGAAATCTACGGTATTGCAGACGAGGTAAGTAAAGAGTGGTCACCTAAGTCTGTCCAAGAACTCCATGACCTTGTGATGGCTAATAAAACCAAAGAGCCTGTCTCGATGGAAGAAGTTGCGGAGATATGTAAATGATTTATTTAACGCACTATCGTACAGCCTCTACTCAAGACGTTGAATTATTTGACGATATTATCTATCCACAAAAGGTAAATTGGTTTCCAGATACCTACAATCGAACAAAACTAGGTTTAGTCTACGTTCCCCACAAGTTGGCGGAAAAAGTACTTGACCCTGAGTTGCTTACCTATCTACGGGAAAACCCTGTAGGCAAGACTGCTTTTATTCTTGCTGGTGGCAACGCACATTTTGCTGGCATCGGTCAACGTGAGTACAAATCACGCCTGACTTACACCTACAAGTTCCTGCCATTCACGTTGACGCAGGTCTATGCGGGTCGTATTGCTCAGTCTTTTGGTGAGATGGACATGGTCACAACCGATGCTAGCGCCTGCGCATCAAGTCTTAAAGTAATGATGGATGTAACTAGCCTCATCAACTTTTATGACTATGAGCGCGTAATTGTTCTAACTGTTGAAGACGGTGTATCTAATGCTGTTTTAGAGTTCTTTGGGGACTCCAAGGCCGTACTTACTGAAAAGCAAGAACAAGAAGGTATAAAGCCATCCGCTTTCGATTCGATTAACTTTGGGTTTCGTATTGGGCAAGGAGCCGCCTTGGCAATCTTTGAATCTAGCAAAGCTGTTGCTCAACAACAAATCAATCCTCATGCTCAATTAATGGGCGCGTACAGCGCTTCAGAGCGTTCTACCAATGCAATTGGACAATGTGAGGATGGTGAGGGGTTCATTAAAGCCATAGAAGGTGCATTGCACTATGGTAATTTAACCCCTAATGAGATTAAAATAGTAAAAACCCACGGCACTGGAACTGCGTCCAACAACAAAGCTGAAAAGAATGCTTTGAATCAAACGCTAAAAGCATTCGTTGCAACCTCGTATAAACAGAAGATTGGTCATACGATGGGTAGCAGTGGACTGCTTGAAACACTTTTACTTTTAGATGATATTAAATCTGGTGTTGTTCCTGCAATTGCAAATCGAACCGAAAGCGATTCGGTATTCCTTTCGGATTCGACAACGCCACCGAATGGCTTGATAATGAGTCTAGCGGCTGGGATGGGAAATATCTATTCTGCCGCAATTTTTAAGGGGATGTGATGCTGGTCGATAGCAAAAAGAAAGAATTAGGTACTGAAGCAATCTTAATGATTGCCGCTCAAGAGACTAAGTCAAAATATCCCGCGTCCACAATTTACGCGGCGATGGTCAAAGAAATGAATATGCAAGGCACTTCTATAGTCCGTAACGGCAATACTCTTTTTGTTGTTCACAACGCCGAGGGGCGTGTAGGAGTGTTTCGCGCTTTAAATGCAGACACTGCTCGCAACTACCTAGAGAGTTCATACGCCTTTATTCAGGGGGCATACAAAATGGGCTTTGATACGCTTGTAAGCGAGTTTGAAGACCCAACGATTATGAACATTTTTAAAGCTATTTCGCGCAACCCTCCGCAAGAGGGTATGGGGTATCGCGCTGAAAAGACTAACAAAGGTTTTCGCGTGACGGTCAAGTTAGGGCCAAAACGGGCTGAGAGGGAATAATATGAGCGCAGTATTTGAAGCTGTTGCAGATGTTGTTGAGACCGTATTTGACGCCGTTGGTGATGTGGTTGAAGTTGTCAGTGACGTTGTTGAAACGGTTGTTGAAACAGTTTCAACTGTTGTTGAGGCGGTCATTGAAGACCCTTTGCCAGTGTTGCTATCTGTTGCGGGAAGTTATATTGGTATTCCTCCTTATGTCACTATGGCGGCACTTACGGCGGCTCGTGGTGGTGACCTTGAAGACATTGCTTTGTCAGCGGGTATGGCTTATATTGGCGGAGAGATTGCGCCGAGCATTTCAAGTTCTATTTCCTCAACTGTGTCTTCATCATTTATTGAGGCTGGATTTAATGAAACATTTACCGAGGTTGCTAGTAATTCAATTAGCAAGGGTTTAGTTAATGGAACTATGGCTGAAATAAAAGGCGGTAGTTTTGAAGATGGTTTTGCTGGTGGATTTGTTGGCGGTATGGTACAAGGCGGTGTTGGAGAAGTTGCTAGTTTTGTAAAAGACGATGTAATTGACTTAGCTATGGAAAATGGCTTGGATTTAAAAGACGCAACGTCCGTATACAATGCCAGCGTAAAAGCGGTCTCTGCTGGAGTTACTTCTGAGGTAACTGGTAAAAATGACTTTGTAACATCATTTACAAATAGCGCTATTGGTTCTGGTATTGACTCTGGCGCTCGTTCATTAAACGTGACAATTGATGAGCAGTTTAAAACTGCCGCAACCGATTGGAACGAAAAAGATAAAGAAGGAACTCCTATTGATGTAGCCGTAACTGGCGCAGGGATTCCAAATGACGTAGTTTCTCAAGTGCAGGTCTCTGATATTGGCGTTGACGCTACTGCTGATACCAACATGGTTCAAACAAAGCCAGATAGCACTATTGATACTGCAAACGTATTGGCTGATACTGTTGCGAATAGAACTAATAATGTTGCTTCTGTTGGCGAAACAGCCGCATCAGACATTTCTGTATTGCCTGAAACAGTATTAGCAAGCGCTCCAACGGCAGAGACTGTAACTGATTTTGCTGATACAACTGTAGCACCTACAAGTATTGAAGAAATTTTAGCTAACACGGCTAATCAAACTAAAGATGTTCCTGAAAACTTAGTTGATATTGCCAGCACATTACCATCAAGCACAGAAGCTGTTGCAGAGCCTGTCGGTGGATTGACAACGGTTGCTCAGTCTCCTTCAATAGAGCCTAAAGGTGGTTTGACAACTATAGCTGAGTCAACTGCTCCAGTAGTTGATATGGGGGACGTAGCTAAAACAGCGGCTGTGTCTGAAGCCCCTGTATCTGAAAATTTATTGACCGCTGGATTGGTTCAAGAACCACCCGTAGGTGGCCTAACTACCGTTGCGCAAGAAACGCCTCAAGACAAGATGGCAAGTTCAATGGGCTTTAAACCTACAGACATAACTAAACCAGTAGTAGCAAGTGTTGGCAGTTTGCTTAAACAACAATTTAATAAAGCAAAAAGCCCTGCATCTCGCACTCCTGCTCGTCCTACTGGCGGATTGCAAATGGCTAGTGCGGTTACTAAAAAACCAACAGCACCTCCAGCAAAAATGGATGTGTCAAAGTTAATTCCAATACAAAAAGCAACTACAACGGCTCCAGCTAAAACATTAGCTAGTAACGCAAAATTAAGCCCTGTGACTAACATTGCAGGTCTCACCTCATTGCTGAAAAAGACAGGATAAGACATGGCTATTTTACAAAAACGCAAATCAAGTAGACAGCTTCCTGAAGCAAGGGGAATTCAACGCTCACCACTAGATAGCGTTATTCGTGGCGGTGATAACGCTCCATCTATTTCTGGTGGTCGTCCCTCATCAATCACTTCAGGCGGTGGCTTTGAAACTTCTAATCCTTTGACTTCCTCTACTAAGCGTCCTTTTACTTCAACGGTAACTAATCCTACACCATCATTGACATCAAAGACTTCTTCGGTTCCTAAAACTTCTTTGACTCCACGAACAACTTTAACTACTAAACCTGCAACGACTAAGCCAACAATTACAACTAAAACTCCTACTACCCCTGCGACTAAAACAACGCCAGTTAATGTTAATACAAGGCCAACAATTTCAAAGTCTACTGGAACTAATAATTCCATAACTAGTAAAGTGCTAAATGCAGGTACAGGCGCAATTATTGGTGCTGGTACAAAATTATTATTTGACAAGGTTTCTGGTAAACCTGTTGTTACACCTCCTTCTGGCGGCACAAAAACTCCTGCTGGCGGAACAACAAAACCTGCGGGTGGTGGAAGCACGCCAAATATTAGTAGACCCAAGACGCCTACTAGCACAATAAACCCAGTAACTAAGTTGCCAACAGGTACTGGGTTTGGAGATGACAAAGAAGAATTTACAACAGACTCATTAGGTAATACTTATAAGACTATGCCTGATGGTACGTCTGTGCTTTATCGCGCCGCAGAGGTTGATGAAGATGTTGAAGCAACTACGCCAACTGGTGGAGGAACTCGCAGTATTGGTGGAACTGACACAACTGTTGCAAATACAGATATGCAGTATTACCAAGACGATGCAGGCAACATCTACACAATGAACGAAGATGGTAGCTATGCTTTGTTTGCTGACGTAAATCAATCTGAAAATGACGCTAATACCGCTTTTGCTGACAATACTTATATTGACCCTGATACCAATCAAGTTTGGACTTTAGCTGAGAATGGTGAATGGTCAACAGTTGGTGAGTCCCTACCGAATGATGATAACGATATAAGTTCAAGAATCGGGCCTAAATTTGATACTAATTATTTAGCGGATAACAATGAATTTCCTAATGAAAATGATTATTTATTAGCAGACACTAATGGCTTCACCTACGATAATGGAGACGACTATGAAGTCAAGCGCGGAGGACTAATTACTATGATGAAAAACGGTGGGCTTCCACATTTTGAAGAAGGCGGCGTAACGCAATATCACGACGACGGCTCTTACACTATTACATACGATGACGGCTCAACAGTAACTTATGATTCTGATGGCGACCAATATAGCACTTCGGTTCCAGATGAAGACCCAGTAACAGGAGTATTTACGCCTAAGAAAGTAACAATAGCGCCGGGATATAGTACAGGTAAATACGACCCTAAAAATAAAATTTATTCAAGCAGTAAACTAGGTTCAGAGTGGCCTGCTGGTTTTATGGCTAATGGTGATGGTACTGCCACAATGGTTAACGATGACGGCTCTACAATGACCGTTGACGCTGAAATGAACCCTGTATACACAACTAACGCAACTGATAGAACTGAAACAAGCAGGTCTTTTACTGATGAACTTGGTAATTTAATTAATAAAGGCACAGGTCTTGGTAAGAGTGCTTTGGATAGTATTACTGGTGCATTGGGTACTACCGCAGGCGCGGCTGGTGCTGGTGCTTTGATTGCATCATTGCTTGGTAGTGACTTTAGTGGTGGTTCTGGTTCACAAAACCAAGGCGTTGATATGTCTAAGGTTGGTGTTATTAACCCACGCACAACAGACTTTGGGATTGGCCCAACTAAATTTGTTGGTTATGAAGACTACGGTACAGGCGGTGGGGACTACACGCCTAATGCGGAATTGTTGACTAACCTAAATGCGCCGGGCTACAACCCTGTTAACGAAGGTGACTACGGCTACGAAGAAGTTCCTGAAGAAAGAACTCCTCAAATGGCTTCAGGTGGTTTGTCTTCAATGTCAAGCCCAGTTGCGTCTTACTACACGTTTGGTCAACCTGCGGACATTTTGGCAAACTTAGGTATGCGCCCACAGCCGCCAATGAATCCGCCTGAAATGATGACTCAAGTTGGTCAACAACTACCACCTCAGCAAGCGCAACAGCAAAGATTGCCACAACAAGCGCCTCCTATGGCTCCACAACAGATGTCGCCTCAAATGCCACAGCAAGGCATAATGCCACAACAGCAAGGTATGCCTCCCCCAATGCGTAAGGGTGGATTGCTTCACATTTCTAATGTGCCAATGGTAGAAGGTCGTATGGATTTCCGTAACGGCTCTGCTGTACATGGAGAAGGCGATGGACAGTCAGACGACATTCCTGCTATGTTAGCTGATGGTGAATATGTAATTGACTCTGAGACTGTGGCACAAATTGGCAACGGTTCAACTAAGGCTGGCGCACAGGCTTTGGATAAATTTCGCGAGAGTATCCGCGCCCACAAGCGTTCTGCCCCCGTAAATAAAATCCCACCAAAAACAAAGGTGTTGACCTCATACCTTAAAGGAGTAAAATAATGGCTGGCTTATTTCAGGGTGACCCACTACCCGCGATTACCAAGACAACGGAAGCCCAACAGACGGCTCCAGAATTTTATACAAATTATTTACAAGACATAGCAAACCTTGGACAGAACGCTGTTCAACAAGGCGGTGTAGCTGGCTTTAGCCCACTACAACAGCAAGCCTTCCAAATGGCTCCAGACGTTGCTTTTGCTGGTGCTGGGTCTATGGGTGCATCTTCTCAATTACTCGGTCAGGCGGGTGCTACAACCGTTCCTGATGTCATTGCTGACTACATGAATCCCTACACCTCAAGCGTGGTGGATGAGATGGGTCGTTTGACTAATCGAAATGTGCAGGAAAACATTCTCCCTAATCTTGGTGCGGCGGCTATTGGCTCTGGTCAATTTGGCTCACGTCGTCAACAACAAGTTACTGGTAACGCTTTGCGTGACATCCAAGCCGACTTATCTGGTAAGCAAATGCAAGCGCTTCAGCAAGGTTATACACAGGCTGGCACGCAGGCTCAAACCGATTTATCTCGCGCATTATCTGCTGGTCAGGCCTTTGAGAATCTAGGTCAAGCACAGCAGGGGATGGGCGTAGCAGGTCTAAAGACTATGTCGGACTATGGCGCTCAACAGCAGGCTCAAGGCCAACGACTACTTGATTACCCAATGGCTCAGACTCAGCAATTTGCCAAGTTAATGCAGGGCTATCAAATGCCTATGGGGACAACTACACAAACAACTGGCTCAGAGGGTTACTCCAATAGTCCCTTGTCTCAGATTGCTGGCTTGGGTTCTTTAGTTGCTTCTTTGTTTCCAAACACAAGTGTTGCGGACGCACAAAAAGCTTATTACGACAGAGGCGGCAAGCCTGTTGCAGAGGGCGGTTCTATTAAAAAGACTGGTTTTCGTATGGCTGATGGCGGAATGGCTCCAACAGGTGCAGAATTCCATGATGGTAGCGGAAACTTTTACGATGCCGATGGCTACTTAGTGAGGTAATAAATGGCAACTCCAATACAAGGTGGTTTAGGTCAAGCATCCGCAAAACCTCCAGCACAGGCGGCTAATTTTGATACTGATGCTGTACAAGCAGAGAATTTAGAAAGCCAATTGAAACCGACTGGCTTAAAAGATAAGGTGGTTGATGACCTTGGTGACCAACGCGAAGCGTTAAACAATGCACTATTGCGTATGCGTGAAAGTTTAGATGCGCGTAAAAATAGGATGTTTGACCCTGTCTTAATGCAAACCGCCGCAGGCTTCTTAAAACCAACTAAGACGGGTTCTTTTGGCGAGTCATTAGGCAGTGCCGCAGAAAATGCTGGAGCCGCCGCAGAACGTCAATTAATAACTGATGCAGAAAATCAAAAACTAGAACTAGAACTTTTAGGAAGAGAGCAAGAGTTTCGTCAACAGTTAGGTGGCGACACATTGATGAGCGCACTGTTGGGTGGGCAAAAGACTGCTGGCGCACCGCCTCCCGCTGGCGCACCAAGTGGTGCAGTAAAAGTTGCTGGCACAGCGCCCTCAGTTGATTTGACAACCCAATCAGGTCAACAGCAGGTTGTAGCGGATGTCCGCGACGGTCGAATTAAAGTTACTGACGAAATATTGGCTATTGCAAGTCGCGTTGCTCCCAAAATGCTTCCTTTCCTCCAAGAGATGCGCAAGTCTCAAGGTGAAGAAGAGAAGAATAGGATTGAAAGAGAAAAATTAGAAAAAACTACTCGTAAAGTTGTTCCTCGTGGATTACGCACTGAGCGTGAAATGAATATAGGAGAATACAACCAATACTTAGCCGCAATTAATCAGTATCAAACAGATGGCGATGAGCAGAAATTGCTTAATTTCTACGATAAATTTGGTTGGCTTGAGTCCGAACAGGCTCGTGGTCGTAAGATTGCAAAAGAAGGCGAGCCTTCTGTTATTAGCCCAGCAAAGACACAGTCTGAAATGGATGCTGAAAAAGAAACAGCAACTAAGACTGCGTCTGGTCGTGCTGAGGCCGCTGAGAAATTGGCAACAAGACTTGGAGTACAAGCTGAGGCGGCATTTGAAAATACAAACATTGCTAAAGACATGATTGGCTATGCCAAGAACAATCCGCTTGTGTTTGATTTGATGAACAGACCCGGCCTTGGTAACGCTATTGCTCGTGCCATTCAAGAGGGCGTCAATGTTGGTAATTTCAGCATTAATTTGCCTGTTGGAATTATTAAACAGTACGAACTTAGTTCAAATGATTTGACCGCGTTGCAGATGTTTATGCAGAAGAGCGCACAGTTGCAGTCGCGTGGTAGACAGTTGAATAGAACGCCGGGAGAGGGTTCAACCTCCGACTACGAAACAAAACTACTTGGCGGTATCTATGCGTTACCGTCCGACAGCCAACGCGCTATCATCTTGAAGTCAGACGCCCTTATCATGCAGGGTATGTTTGACGAAGAGCGCTTTAAGTTGTGGAACAAAAAGAGCAAAGAGTCTGGCTATAATTACAACGATTTTCTTATTGACGACGACTATAAAGAACTTAAAGCAAACTATCGTAAAAAACTTGACGCTGTACGCGAAGAGAATATGGATTTACTTTCTCCTAAAAAGAAAGATAAGAATCCTCCTGCAAACCCTTCAAATGCTCCTGCAAATCCACCTGCAAACACTCCTGCAACTAAGTTGCCTCCTAATGATTCTTCAGTACCGCCGGGGTATATTAAAGACCCCAAAACTGGCGTAATTCGTAAGAAACGCGAGGGCGAATAATATGGCAAATGACCATGTAAAGATGTTTATTGAAGAGTATTCACCAATTGCTGTACAAGTAAGCAAGCAAACTGGTATTGCTCCTTCAGTTCTTTTGGCTCAGTGGGGTATGGAGTCTAACTATGGACGTAGTCCTGTCGGTCATTTTAACTTTGGTAACGTCAAGGATATGTCTGGCACAGGCACTGAGGCCACTGACAATAAAACAAAGTCTAAAGACAAGTATGTTAACTTTGAAAGCCCAGAGGCTTTTGGGGATTACTACGCTCACATGATGCGTCGTCTATATCCGCAAACTTTAAACTCTGGTACAGATATAACCAAATATGCAGAAGGTTTACGCAATGGCGTAAAAGGTTCTTACGCTGAAGATGAGAACTATGAGAAGGCTATTCGTGGCGCACATCAAATAACTTCTAACCTATATAAAAACCCAGAAATCCCAGAGGTAAAAGAACCAAGCGTTTTTGAAAACTATGAGTCTGAGTCATCTAAATTTAAAAAAAATCAAGAGGAAATAGACCGTAACAAAGAAACAAAAACAGAAGAAACTCAAGGCGGACTAAACGCTCCTGATGCTGGGGCAGTTATTGGTGCTGGAGTTAATGCGCTTTTGCCTGCATTTACTGACCCAAGAATATCTCCAAAGGTTGACACAGGTAGAGCAGAAGAAGCCAGCCTTACCGCCCAAGACAAAATAGAACTAGCGCGTGCTAATTTACAAAAAGCCGCACCGCAAGGTATTGAAAATCTTAATGACCTATATAACCAAAGCCAAAACGAATTAAATCGTATTAAAAACGAGCAAGCATTGCTTGAAGCTAGGCTTAAAGGGATACCTAATCCATCGCCCCCAACAGAAGTTTCGCCAGACCAAGTACAGGTTGAGTCTAGAAAGATTGCTGGCGCTGGTGCGCCTTATAACACCGTACAGGCTATGGCTAGTGAGCGCGTTCCATACAACGTAGCAAATCAAGCTATTGATATGACTCGCGGTGAAGGACATGGAAGAGGCGCTCACGACATTATTGACTTGTTCAACAAAGGTAAAGCACGAGCCGAAAATATAGGGTTGCAAGACTTTACGTTGACGGGAGAAAAAGGCCCCGGCGAACTCTATCTACCCCCAGAAATAGCAGACCCAAGAAACGAAGAAATTGCACAGCGTAACGAGGCCAACAGAAATCAACAGGCCATCCTCGCACAGCAACAAGAGCAAGAACGCGCAAGACTTCAGGCTGAGTTAGACCGCATTCGTCAAGAACGTGCGGCTCAGGGAAGTCAACACAACATTATTACTTCGCAAGTAAAGAGCGCGGCTCCTCTACAAAGAGCGCTTACTAAAGCCGAGACTGATGCAGAAATTGCTAAACGTAAACTAGAACGTGGTCAACAACAACCTAACGCCGCAGGGCGCGTGCTTGAAGGTGCTGGCGTGGCCTCTACTAGGGTAGGTGCATTACCCCGCGCAGTTATAGGTGGTGGTGCTGGATACGTTGGCGTAATGAGTTATCAAGAAGCCTTGGCACGTTATAAAGCTGGCGACACTAGCGAAGCCGTTTTAAAGGCTTTAGAGGCTGGCGCGGCTACAGCGGCTATGGTTCCCCCAGCAGGTAAGGCGGCGACCAAGGTGCGCGGTGCTGGCGTAATTGGTGGGCTAGGTTTAGGTGCTTATGAGTTAGGAAAACGCCTGCTGAGACCACCAGAAGAATAAATTTCGAGGAGCAGTTGCCACTCTCCTTTTTGCCCCCCTTAATCGGGGGGGCTTTTTTTAGGCAGTCCCAGCAGTAAAATGAAGCAAGACGTGGTTATTAAAATTTGCCTTATCTGCTTGTTGGACACCCTCATCAAACCCCTGCTGATAGGCATCAAGGCAGACTTTAGCCATCAATGTTTTAGGGTCTATGCGCCCTTCTTCGTAATCTTTAGCAAGTAATTTAATGAGTTGGATGTCCATGTTCTACTCCTATTCGGGACGTTGATTAT